ATAGTTCCTGGAGATGTAAACTATTACACATTCACAGGAGCAACACCAAGTGGATGTTATTCAGTCATTGGTAAGATAAATGCTCCGATAGACGACGCGTTTACCGCATCATTTGGATATGGTGGATGTAATGATTGTGAGATTTCTAATATAACTCCAACCCCAACTAATACACCAAGTGAAACTCCAACTAATACACCTACTGAAACAGCAACTAACACACCAACTGAAACTTTAACATCTACTCCTACACCAACAAATACCGAAACATCAACCTCTACACCTACACCAACAAACACATCAACACAAACTCCAACTCCATCACCAATTTTAAACTGTGAAACATTTACTTTCATAGGTAACAATGCTACAACAACAAGTAATAGTGCGATAAATGATGGAACATCAGGATGGGATTCATCGGCATATTCTTTAGAGACATTTACTGGTCCTGTTTCCGTAACCTTCCAAACTTCTGCGAATGGTAATATTTTAATGGGTGGATTCTCTTACAACCCAACCGCTACCCCTGGCAGCACATATGAGGATACGTCATATGGTATTTACCTTACTAATAGTGACAATGTTGAAATATATGAAAACGGTGGTCAAGTTGCCGTTTTAAATGTCGGTACTGTTGTTTCATCATCTGATGTGTGGAAAGTGGATTATGATGGAATAAGTGTAAAGTATTATTATAATTCAACTTTAATTTACACATCAACCAACGCTGTAACACAACCATTACATGTATTCTTCCCTCTTTTCACTCCTAATGAAGGGGCTGTTGATATTTGTGTTATAGGAACATTATCACCAACACCTACCCCTACACCAACTTTAACTCAAACACCAACTACAACAATAACTGAAACCCCAAGTGAAACACCTAGTGAAACACCAACGAACACACCAACACCAACTACAACTGACTTAAGTTCGGTTACTACATACACAATTTCGGGATGTACCACTTTGAACGTATTAGTTGCTGATTTAGGACCATCGACATTAGCATCTGGTGACGTATTCAATTTCACATTCACAGGAGGAACACCAAGTGGATGTTATAGAATTGTTGAGAAGACCGTGGCAACTCCAACAGACGGTGCAACACCACTTCTTTTCTATGTTAACTGTGCAGCATGTGAGGCAACTTTAGTAACACCTACACCAACAACTACAAGTACGCCAACACCAAGTGTAACTAATACTGGAACACCATCAGTTACTCCAACATTAACGCCAACACCAAGTGTTACACCTGAACCAGTAACAGGATATTCATTTAATTTAATTGTATTACCATACAATTTTCCAACAACGGGTAATACAATTATGAATAGTGCTCCTTCAATCACTTCAGGAAGTACAAATCCAAATGAATTGACAACAAGTGGTAGAGGAATATATTGGAACTCAATTGACACTGATGGAATTGATAGAACAAATTATTTCTCACAATTTACAGGTCAAAGTATTACAATTACAATGACTCAAACAGGAAGTACCGCGATTTACTCTGGTGATACAAACGCATTCAAATATTGGTCAGCTAATACAGGAACACCTCCAGGTGTTGCGGGCGATGGATTTGTGTTCGGTACAGGAATCAGTGTTCCGCCAATTACAGGGAACACAGGTAACGCTGTTTTGATTCAATCAGCATCAACTAGTTGGAACACAGGGCAGACTGTTTACATAAGTGCAGTTCTGAACGTTTAAAATATTCATTTGGAACTATGACAAAAATTAAAATTTCGGATTATATAAATAAAAAAAATGAATTGTTTTAAATACACCCTGAAAAATACAGGAGATACTCTTGTCACTTTTAATTATCAGAAATGTGTTACCGCAGAGTGGGAATATCAGGTGAAAGTTTTACCTAATGAAACCAAAAGAGTCTGGGCTATCTCGGACACTTTTGCGATTCCATCATTTTTTTTACAGAATGTAGATATACAAACAGAAAACTTTTTTAGAGGGGCGGAAAATTGCACAACCTGTAATACCATAAATACACCCTGTAACGGTCAGGTTGTTGTTAGTAACGGTATATCAATAACAGGTCTTTCACAAAATGCAAACTGTGCAACAAATACTTTCACATACGGTCCAAACAACTACCCATGTCAGGGAGTTCCAATCACAATTGGGCCTGGACCTGGTGGCGTGAGTTCTTTTGCTTCGGGTTCAACAATAGTTTTTATTTTTAGTCAACCACTAAACTCTCTGATGTTTAATTCAGGTGTGTGGAATGGTGATGCTTCAAACGGAGACAGATTATATATAACAACGAACGCGGGAACTCCAAATATTGCTCAATGTGCGGGTTGTCCTATGCAGATTGGTAATGGAGTAATAACTGCTGTCAATACTGATGGGTTAGCCAGATTTATTGTTGAAACAACCACACCTTTTACCCAAATAACATTTTCTCAGGGACCAAGCATTCAATATCAAGGTGTTAGAATTAGTTTATGTGCATTGAGTGCGGCGCCACCACCTACGCCATCACCAACCCCGACAACTACAATCACACCGACAAAAACCCCTACCAATACCCCTACACCAACTGTCACTCCAACAACCACGCTTACGCCAAGTCCTACTAGTACTAACACACCAACACCTTCAATAACCGCTACAAATACAGTGACACCTACACCAACATCAACAATACCAGCAACACCAAGTGTGACTCCGACTAATACAGAAACTCCAACCGTCACACCGACTAATACCGTAACACCAAGTGTAACTCCAACTAACACTGAAACACCAACTTCAACACCCACACCTTCTCTAACATCAGGACTTCCAAGTTGTAGTGGATATACTTTAAGTGCCGGTGTTGGTGGAGGTTCAATAGAATGGACGGGTTGTGATGGTAATCCTTATTCTCATTTCATTCCTGACGCATCATCTTATTCTATCTGTACAGACGGGACTGAGTATGTTGTGACTGGAGGATTGATAAATCAAGATTCGGGACCATATAGTTGTACGTAGAAAAAATTTATTTAAATAAAATATCAACCCTCCACTTTCACGGGAGGTTTTTTATTTTTATACCAAATATAATTTATGAGTAAAATTTTTATACAAATTGCATCTTACAGAGACCCACAACTTGTTCATACAATAAAAGATATGTTATCCAATGCAAAAAAACCTGAAAATTTAGTTTTAGGAATTGCTAGACAATATTCAGAAACTGATGGTTTCGATAATTTAGACGAATGGAGAAATGATGAGAGGTTTAGAATTTTAGACATTCCATATCAAGAAGCTAAAGGGGTTTGTTGGGCAAGACATTTAGTACAACAATTGTATAAAAATGAAAAATACACATTGCAGATTGATTCTCACATGAGGTTTGTAAAAGATTGGGATGATATCCTAATCAAAATGATAAAGGGTCTACAAAAGGATGGGTATAAAAAACCTCTACTTACGGGTTATGTACCCTCCTTTGACCCTGATAATGACCCACAAGGAAGAGCTCAAGATGCTTGGAGAATGGCGTTTGATAGATTTATTCCTGAGGGTGCAGTATTCTTTCTACCTGAAACAATTCCCGGTTGGAGAGAAATGAAAAAGCCAGTTCCTGCAAGATTTTATTCTGCACATTTTTGTTTTACATTAGGTTCTTTCGCAAAAGAGGTACAACACAATCCTGAATATTATTTTCACGGTGAAGAAATATCAATTGCCGCCAGAGCTTATACTTGGGGTTATGATTTATTTCACCCACATATTCCTGTAATCTATCACGAGTATACTCGTAAAGGTAGGACTAAACAATGGGATGATGATAAAACATGGGGAGATAAAAATAGACATTCACATCTTACCAATAGAAAGTTATTTGGTATGGATGGTGAAAAACAAGAGGGGCACGATGGTCCATATGGTTTTGGACCCATAAGAACACTAAGAGAGTATGAAAAATATTCAGGTCTTTTATTTGAAAAAAGGGCTGTGGACAGATGGTGTTTAGATAAAAACTATCCTCCAAGTCCTAATATTGAATCGGAAGAAGATTGGAAAAAATCCTTTTGTACTGTCTATAAACATTGTATTGATGTTGGTTATTCTTCAGTTCCTGAAAAGGACTATGATTTTTGGGTGGTTGCGTTTCATGGACCTAATGACGAAACTTTGTATAGAAAAGATGCCGACAAGTCTGAAATTTCTAGACTTATGAATGACCCTGACAAATATTGTAAAATTTGGAGAGAGTTCCAAACTGATGTATTACCTAAATATTGGGTTGTTTGGCCACATTCAGAATCAAAAGGTTGGTGTGACAGACTAACAGGACAATTATCTCATAATCATGTAAGCTAATGAAGTTTCAAGAGTTACCTAAGTTTGTAATAAACTTGGAATCAAGGCCTGATAGATTATTAGATATAAAGTCTGAGTTAGAATATGTCGGTTGGGATTTCGAGTTATTTAATGCAATAAACAGAAATAGTTACATGGGATGTACATTATCTCATTTAGAAATTTTGAGAATATCTGAGAAGAGAGGGTATGAAAAGGTTATGATTATTGAGGATGATTGTCAATTCATGCCATATTGTAAATCATTACTTCAGGACATTGAGTCACAAATATCGGACATTGAATTCGGTGTTATGAATTTAGCACCGACACTCAATAGACCCGTGAATATTAGCTCGAAATATAATTTGCTGTTGGATATAACTAATCTCCCTCCAAAACCAAATGATAGATTGACAGAAATATTTGCAACGAATATTTTGATTTATGATTTAAAAGTTTTAGATGCCGTGAGGTCAATAAAAGATTATGCTTTCCATAGTGGTGATTATGTTCTTCCAATAGACGAACACTTAGTCAAAAATGTGTATCCCAAATTTCAATCATATACTCCAATTTTACCAATAGCACCACAAAAAAATTCATATTCGGATGTTTCACATGGGATGTATAATAATTTTTATACTCAAACATATAATTGGAATCTATATTCCCCTGTGAAAATACACCATAAATTCATGAATCAAGAAATAAATAATAAATTCAAAGAAGAAAAAAAACATTTTCACTATAATGAAAATTAAATTTATAACAGCAATCTATAGTGATTTGAATGGTACTGAATTAGGCGGTAGACCTGCCCGAGGAACTCATTATAGGTATAGTCTTCTATCTCTTTTGAAAATGACAAACTCAGATTTTTTATGTTATACATCTGAAAGAGAATTGGAATCATTGAAAAATTTTTTCTACGAGGAAAACAAAATATCAGAAGAAAAGTTAAAGTTTCAGGTTTTTGATTTGAACAATTGTAAGTTCAAAGATTTAATAAATCTTAGAAAAAACGTTGAAGAAATTAAAAGGGGTGATAGGTGTATTGAAATTCAATATTCAAAGTTTTCTTGGTGGTGGAACGAAGATAGGTCGTATGATTATTACTACTGGATTGATGCAGGACTTTCACATTGCGGTCTCATACCTTTGAAATATTTGAATTTTCCACATGGTATGAGAAGATTTTATGAAAGTACCCTGTTCAATAATTCATTCTCAGATAATTTAATTATAGACTCAAGTGATAAATTTTTAATTCTGGGGAAAGAGAATGAAAGAAATTACTGGTCAGGTACTGTTGACCAAAAATGGTACACAAACTACATAAGACAAATTCACATTATTGGTGGGTTGTTTGGAGGACATAAAGATAAGTGGGATAACATGGTTAGTATTTTTGAAGATTATGTTGTAAAAATTTTGTCAGACGATTCTTGTAAATTTTTGCCACATGAAGAACAAATAATGACATTGATGTTTTACAATCACAACGATTTATTTGTGAGGAAACACTTTGATATTTGGTGGTGTAGGGATAATGCACCTCAAGGTACGAGTGAAGAATTATTTTTGAAAAACAAAAGTTTTTATAAAATTTTAGAAGAGTTTAATAGAATATATGAATAATATTACTTTAGTAACAGGTATTTGGGATATAGGCAGGTCTGAATTAAATGAAGGTTGGAAAAGACCTTATGAACACTATTTAGAAAAATTTGATTCCCTTCTGAATGTTTCTGAAAACTTGATTATTTTTGGAGACGAAAGTCTTGAAGAGTTCGTTTTCAAAAAAAGAACTAAAGAAAATACACAATTTATCAGAAGACCGCTATCTTGGTTTAGAGAAAATGAGTTTTTTGAAAAAATCCAATTGATAAGAAACAATGAAAATTGGAAAAATCTTGCAGGTTGGCTCAGAGATTCAACTCAATCAAAATTGGAAAACTATAACCCTTTGGTTATGTCAAAAGTTTTTCTACTTCATGACGCGAAAATTATGGACCAATTTAACTCTGAGTATATGTTTTGGATTGATGGAGGTATAACAAACACAGTACACCCAGGATATTTTACACACGACAAAGTCCTAAATAATCTTTCTAAATATATTTCGAAATTTTCTTTTATTTGTTTTCCATATGAGGCGGATAATGAAATTCACGGTTTTGAATATTCAAAACTAAATGAGATTGCAGGTGATAAAGTGGACAAAGTTGCAAGAGGTGGTTTTTTCGGAGGTCCAAAATATACAATAGGTGAAATAAATTCTATTTATTATGGTTTATTGAAATCTACCTTGGACATGGGTTTGATGGGAACAGAAGAATCTATTTTCAGTATTATGTGTTACAAACACTCAGATTTGATAAATTATTTTGAAATAGAAGGTAATGGTCTCATAGGTAAATTTTTTGAGGATTTAAAAAATAATGAATTACAAGTAAAATCTGAAAGTGGTTTTGTTTCTCAAGAATCCTTAGATACAAACAAGGTAGGTTTGTATGTCATTTCATTCAATAGTCCGGAACAATTTGAAACCCTAATACAATCAATGAATTCTTATGATAAAGATTTTTTATTGAAAACAAAAAAATTTCTTTTGAATAATTCGACTGATAGGACAACAGATTCAACTTATAGTCAATTATGTGACGAGTATGATTTTGAAGAAATAAAAAAGGACAACTTAGGAATTTGTGGTGGGAGACAATGGATTGCAGAACACTTTGATAAAGAAACCGAATTAGATTACTATCTTTTTTTTGAAGATGATATGTTTTTCTATCCAAATCAAGAAGTTTGTAAAAATGGTTTCAATAGGTTCACAGATAATCTATATTCTAAATCTTTAGAAATTGTTAAAAAAGAAAATTTCGATTTTTTAAAATTAAATTTTTCAGAATTTTTCGGTGATAATAGTACTCAATGGTCTTGGTATAATGTACCTCAAGATGTGAGATTAAAATTTTGGCCTGAAAAACCTCGTCTTCCAAATATGGGATTAGACCCAAATGCACCCAAAACAAAATTCACCAAAATTGATTCACATAAGGGTATACCATATGCGACAGGTGAAATATACTATTGTAATTGGCCCCAAATAGTTTCAAGACCGGGTAATAAAAAAATGTTTTTGGAAACAACTTGGGCACACCCATTTGAACAAACATGGATGAGTTATATGTATCAACAGACTGTTACAGGTAAACTCAAACCCGGCTTGCTTCTTATGACACCAACCGAACATAATAGGTTCGACCACTACGATAGAAAGTTACGTAAAGAGTCATAACAGTATATTTATTGTTATGGAATTTTTCATCAAAAAAAATGCCACTTTACCACTTCTCAAAATGCAAGTTGTAAAAGATGGCAGAGCAGGATATTTGGAGCTAATGGAGGCTTTACCAATCTCAACAATTTATTTTACCATGATAAACGTCGAGACTGGTATACCCAAAGTTGTCTCTGCTCCTTGTTACATAACTTCCATTACTCTCCCTTTGGGTGCTACACCAGAATACTATGTTTATTTTAGATTCACTTCACGAGATACAAATACAGTAGGTAGATTTCAAGGTCAATTTCTTATCAAGAATGATGAGGGAAATTTAATATTACCAATCAGAGAGGAATTATATATAAACGTACAAGATAGTTTCATTTCCGAGACAGGATGTTGTTAAATACATTTTCGATATGAGTTGTAAAAAAATTAAAATATCGAATACAGGTGACAATATAATTACGTTCAATTATCAAAAATGTTTTACCTCTGAGTGGGAATATCAAGTACCTTTGAACCCAAACCAATCAAAATCTTTTTGGGTTTTAGATGAAACACTTTCTTACTCTAATTTTTTTGAAAATTCTATTTTTATCGAAACAATTTTTTCAACATTACCTGATTGTGTTTTAATTACATTGAATAATTTTGGACAGACTTACTATTATAATCCATTGTTGGATATAAGTGTAAACTTTCAAGTCCCAAATAGTGGTGGTGGTTTAAATCCATGGCAAGTCGCTCATACAAATGATAATTTATGGTTATTATATCCCGCGCCATTTGGTTTTAGATATACTATTAGGGAATGGAATATTTCTGGACAGCCACCATATACAATTTCTCCGAATTACAGGTTGTTGGATTTTCCTTCAAATGTTCCAATTTTAAATAATTCTTGGGGTTTAAGTGTTGCCGGCCCAAACAAATTAGTTTTCGTGGATTATGATTGGAATGTATGGGAATTATCAATCCCGGCACCACCCCAAACCCAGATGAGTGGGACTATAAAATTTACACTTCCACAGAATTCAAATTGGACTTTTATGATAACAAGTGATGGTAAATTTCTAAATGGTTGGTTCCAAGAGATTTCTGGAGTCTATTATATAGGAATAGACCAGTACGATTACAATACAGGTAATTTTGAATTTAGAAGTCAAATTCAATCAGTTTCAAATAGTTCGTTTAATAATCCATTAGGGATTGCACAGTTTGAAGGAAAAACATACCTTTTTACCCTTTTGGGAATTTATAAATTTGAAATGAATTCTCCTTTTGGTGGTTCATTTGTTCATAATACTCAATTTGTGGGTGCGTCCTCCTTAGTCTCTTGTTCTTTTTCTTCATATCCATCCGTGACACCAACTCCAACCATTACACCAACCCAAACTAACACACCTACGCCAACACCTACAATTACACCATCTAATACTCCGGCATCCGCACCATATAATATTTCCTCAGGTGATTCCGTATTACCTTTATGTGACCCAAAAACACTTACTCAAACAATATATTCATCAGAGCTCGGTTGGTTCGATGTGATAGTAGGTGTTACTATTTTTTATACAGATAGTAGTTTAACTACTCCATTTGATGGTGGAAACCTTTGGTATACTAATAGTACAGATTCTTTGACGGGGTATTACCGTGTTGATAATTCAGGTCTTGTAATTGAATATGAAGGTCCATGTTAAAGTTTGATTGTGTTCTTTTTTTTCCTATATTTATGGCTGAATGAGTAAGGTAAACTTCACAATATTGTGAAAGCCAATAAACCACTCGTAAGTTATATGATTAGTAATCAAGAGATTGAATCATTCCTACAAGGAAATGACCCCGAAGAATTTATCGTCGCCATTGAGTTTGATTATGTTTCAAACTCTATTTTCAAAATTAAAGAGATACCTAATAAAGGTAAAGAAATTAGAAAGGACACATTTATTCCCTTTGCTTGGGTCGGTGATTTACGTGGACTAAAGTTTTACAACGATTCCAAAATAGCACAGAAAGAAGCTATGTCAAAATATGGAATTGTTATTGAAAAGTTAGAAACCAAGGATAACGAACGATTACAAAATGGTCTGACATTCATGGTCAAATCCTTGAAAGGATATAGAGAGTTGATTCAATTTTTCCGTGATGGTGGTTGTGACCCGTGGGGTGAAAAAACAAAAGATAAAATTTTAGTTTTACCTCCCGTAGAACAATATCTAATTTCCAAAGAGAAAAGATTATTCAAAGGGTTCCTCGATTACGATGACGTAACAAGGTTAGTTTTTGACTTGGAAACAAATGCGTTGGACCCAAAACAAGGTAGAATTTTTATGATTGGTATCAAAACCAATAAAGGATATCACCGAGTTATAGAATGTTTAGAAGAAAAAGATGAAAAAAACGCTATCTTAGAATTCTTCAAAGTCATAGATGAAATTAAACCAAGTATCATCGGTGGTTATAATTCCGCGAACTTCGATTGGGATTGGATATTTCAAAGAAGTCAGATTTTGGGAATTGATTTGAGAAAGTCAATAAAATCCTTACACCCCCAACATTCTTACACAAGAAAAGAATCCATTCTCAAACTAGCCAACGAAGTTGAGGATTATTTACAAACATCAATATGGGGTTATAACGTAATTGACATTATTCATGCTGTTAGGAGAGCTCAAGCAATCAATTCTAATATCAAGGCCGCAGGTCTTAAATACATTACTAAATTTATCGGTAAAGAGTCTGCGGACCGTGTTTATATTGAACACACTGATATTGGAAAAATGTATGAGAAAAAAGAAGAATATTGGTTGAATACACAAAATGGAAAGTATAAAAAATCAGGCTTAGATACTGAAATAGATAATGCTTGTTCCAAAAGACCTGACATTTATATAAAAACAACCGGAGATAACCTTGTTGAAAGATACCTCGATGATGACCTTGAGGAAACTTTGGCGGTTGATAAAGAATTCAACCAAGCTTCATTCCTACTGGCGTCAATGATTCCCACAACTTATGAGAGAGTTGCCACTATGGGTACCGCTACTCTTTGGAAAATGTTGATGTTGGCTTGGTCATATAAACACAAGTTAGCCATTCCAGAAAAACAATCTAAAACAGACTTCGTAGGAGGTCTTTCCCGACTACTTAAGGTAGGATATAGTAAGAATGTATTGAAGTTAGACTTCTCCTCTCTATACCCTTCTATTCAGCTTGTACACGATGTTTTTCCCGATTGTGATGTCACAGGTGCAATGAAAGGAATGTTAAAATATTTTCGAGACACCCGTATCCGTTATAAACAACTTGCCGAAGAATTTGAGAAGACTGACCCACAAAAATCAGCATCCTATTCGAATAAACAATTACCAATTAAAATCTTCATCAATTCAATGTTCGGGGCTCTATCCGCACCTCAGGTTTTTGCTTGGGGTGATATGTACATGGGTGAACAGATTACTTGTACAGGTCGTCAGTATCTACGGCAGATGATTAAATTTTTTATGTCTCGGGGTTATACTCCATTAGTTATGGATACTGATGGTGTGAACTTCTCTAGTCCTGATGATGTAGATAAACATAGGTACATAGGTCGAGGTTTGAATTGGAAGGTAAAAGTTGGTAAAGAATATACAGGACCCGAAGCAGACGTTGCGGAGTATAATGATATTTTCATGAGGGGTGAAATGGCTTTAGATACCGATGGTGTTTGGCCTTCGTGTATCAATTTGGCAAGGAAGAACTATGCTGTGATGGATGCCAAGGGTAAAATAAAACTTACGGGTAATTCCATCAAATCAAAAAAACTCCCTCTTTATATTGAAACTTTCTTGGACAAAGGAATCAAACTTTTGTTAGAAGGTAAGGGTAAAGATTTCATTGAATATTATTATGAATATCTTCAAATAATTTTCGACCAAAAAATTCCATTGTCTCAAATCGCTCAGAGAGCAAAAGTGAAGTTGACCTTAGATGAGTATAGAAAAAGATTGACACAAAAGACCAAAGCTGGTAATAGTATGTCAAGAATGGCCCACATGGAGTTAGCAATACAAGAAGGTTTAAACGTGAATCTTGGTGACGTTATAATGTATGTAAACAACGGAAAAAAGGCATCTCAAGGAGATGTACAAAAAATGACTGCAAAACAAATCAAAGATTTGAATGAATACAATCGTGTACAAAATCCAAATTTAAAACCCATAGAAGATGGTGTGATTGTTAACTGTTATATGTTGAAGGGTGATATTTTGGACAATAATCCAAACCTGACAGGTGAGTACAACGTTCCAAGAGCAATTGTTACTTTTAACAAAAGAATCGAACCTTTGTTAGTAGTCTTCCAACAAGAAGTACGTGATAATTTGCTAGTGACTGACCCAGAACAGAGAGGTATATTCACAACCGCTCAATGCGAACTGATAAATGGTATGCCATTCGAAGAAGGCGACCAAGACAAATTAAAAGAAGATGTTCTGGATATTACTGAACAAGAAATAAATTATTGGGATAGAAGGGGTCTAAGTCCAGAATATATTTACGAATTAGCGGAAGAAAATTGGAAAGACCAATTAGGAGTTCTTGAGTCCGTCTGAAGAAAGTATATACCAGGTGTCCCTTATAAATTTAAATTCTACACAGGCAAATTTGTCCAAATCAACTTCATCATATTCTTCATCAATCTTATTGATGTCGGGTTTTACTTTCAAGTTTGTCATAGATTTAACAACAACGTGGTCTGATGTCATAGAGTCCAAAGTTAGAGTTGCATTAGGCACTCCTCTTACGACAATTACCGCTTCTCCAGTTACTTTATAATCTTTTTCAGTCACAACAGAACTATCTGAAGTTTCTATTGCAAACCCGTTTATAATTCTCTTTGATGGTATATTTTTTACGATTGCCATTATATTACGTATATTTGTCGAGGCATTGCCCTGAATTTCATTTGTTTATTCAAATTTTCTGCTATTTGAGCTTCTCTTTCCATAACTTTTTCAGGTCTTAGTCTTGTGAGCCATCCTTCAGCACCAATCAACTCTTCCAATAGTTTAGATTTTTCATCTTTAGCTTCTGTTTGAAGTATTTGATAATCCATAATCAACTCAGAATCAGGTGTCTTTAGATTTCCACTATACTTTCCTCTGACCCTTGATAAAGTCTCTTTTGCATAAGCTGTGAACCATCTTCTCACCCATTGTTGACCCGGAACATTCAACTCTTCCCAACTCAATTCAGAAATTGGTACGTCAGTAGGTAGTTTAATTATGTCAGGGTTTGCTTTGAGACAATCGGCTCTATCATCAGGACCTACGTCGTAGTACCAATACCATACGGCCTTACCCTCATATAAACTGTAATTACTCCAATTAAAACGACCTCCAGGAGTGTTGTATAAAAATATATTTTTCTTACCGTCCGGTAATCCTGTAATTCTATATGTCAGAGAACCGCCCAATATTCTGTTTAGAATATTTGCTTCTTGCATCCTAATCAAGTAATCAAAACCACTCATCATAAAATAAGAACCTTGATAACCTAATTGAGCGTAACCAGCTTCGTTAGCACCTAAACCGATACCCCCAAAACCAAATCCACCAATACCACCTAATCCAAAAGCGGTCCACGGTTGATTGGAAAACCATAATAATTCATTTACCTCTCTACCTGCAGGAATTTCATAATTTTGTTTGTTTCTTTCTAAAACGAAATAGTCTTTCTTTAAAACCCAAGGCCCCATTGTTTGTAAACCAACAATTTTTGAATATGAGTACGCGAATTGTTGTTCAAAATCCATGGTTCTTGTTACCAATGCTCTTGCCACAGATTTTTCATTCATGTTTAAATTGACTAAGTTTACCCATTGACTATCAATTAGCCATTGTAAAACATATTCTTCATAATCTCCAATAGATAGTTCCATCAAAGAATCCAACATTTCATCCGTCAATTCAACACTTCTTAAAGGTGCTCCTAATTGATGTTTAATTCTTGTATATATTCTACTTCTTTCTGGTTCAGGGATTACTGCCATAGACAAGTTTATTTTATAAATATCATACTAAGGTATAAATCAAACTACTGACAGGGAATATGTAAGCGTTACTACCAAACGTTGTGGCATTATTTTCTAAAATTATTGTTTCGAATTTATTGGTGAAAATCATCCAATCTTGTTCATAAGGTAAAATTTTACCGGTGGTTTCTACGTAAACTAAATCATCAACTATTTTGTAATTTGTTAATGGCTTGATTTGAAAAGTATTTATTTTTTCATTTTTGAAAATTTGACCGTCTGTCCCTTGATTATCACTTTCGGAACCAAACTCACTTTGAATATCTACATTTTCTAATCCGAATTCATTCTCCAATCTTTTTTTCGTTTGATTTTCTACCTTGTCCCCTTTTGTCTTACTATTACTCAAGTTTGACATAATCTTTTGAAAGAAAGGGGAATCCTCAACAAATATTTTACTGGAGTATTTTTTTAAAATTGATGTGAGTTTTTTTACTGCGAGCACTTGTTCTTTTGGTGTTCTGTTTTGAAAATGTAATATATCACGATTATTATCTTTGAGTAATCTGTTTACACTTTTGGTAATTAGACAAAAAGCTCTGTAGTTACCTGCTAAATAACTGATGTTGTGCCTTTCTCCATTTTTGTAAAATCCTTGCATTATATTTTTTTCAGGGTCTTTAGGTTTAAATTCTAACCAATCTACTTGTTTAAGGGCGGCATAGATTCCCATTCCATATAATTTACTTATTTCATTGTCTTTCATCAAATTTTGAAAAAATTTTTCGTCCTCTGTTGAACAATCCACAATATAAGATTTACCTTCTGTCATTATTTGTTTGGATATTTTATTTTCTAATAACTTTGTTTGTGTTTTCAATTCAAACAATTTACTAACAAAATCCCAATTCACTACTTTCCAAAAATTAGAAATGTATTCATCGCGTTTATTTTTATATTTCAAATAATATGCGTGTTCCCAAAGGTCAAGACCTAATAAAGGAAAACCACCACCTTCAATAATGTTCATTAGAGGGTTGTCCTGATTAGGGGTTGACATTATCTTGAGTTTATTGTTCTTTGTTAGAACCAACCAAACCCATCCTGAACCAAATCTTTCTTTGGCAATAAGTTCAAATTTTTTCTTAAAATTTGTAAATGTTTTAAATTCAGAAAAAATTTTCTTTTGTAGTTCGCCCTTTAATCTAACGGGTGTGGGTGTCAACATGTTCCAAAAAAGTGCGTGGTTAAATGCCCCACCTGCGTTGTTTCTGACTGTTTTGTCGTATCTACTAATATTTTTTATAATTTTTTCTAAATCCCAATCCCCCATTTTCTTTTTCGATAAAGCCTGATTTAATTTGTCTACATATCCCTTATAATGTTTATTATAATGGAAATCCATAGTTTCGGCATCAATAAAGGGTTTCAGAGCTGAGTAGGAGTATGGTAATTTTTCAATTCCGATTTTTTTCATTTCCTCAATCAATATTTCTCTTTGTGATTCGGATTTGTTTTCGTTCTTTACATTCATAGAGTTTTTTCTATAAATAATGAGATTATCTCATTTCGTTGATTCTTTGGAGAATTTCTTCAACATAGTCTGCGGAGTTGTTATTATCACCCAATACGGTAGAGATAACTTGTTTTTTTTTATTCAATATATCATATATAATTCCTTCGATAGTGTTTTCAAAGATGGGATAGTAAACTAACACATTACTTTTTTGACCATATCTATATGCTCTATCCTCAGCCTGTGAATGGTCCGAAGGTAAAAAAGATAAATCATTCATTATTACAGCCTCAGCTGAGGTAAGGGTAATTCCAACTCCCGCGGCTTTTATATTTCCCACAAAAACTTTTATTTTTTCATTTTCTTGGAATTGGTCTACTGAAAATTGTCTCTCAGTTTTGGACATAGAACCATCAAGTTTGACAGCAGTTTTTCCGAAATGTTCTAAAATTTTATTTAAAGAGTTTGTAAAATTACAAAAAATTATAACCTTTTTATCTTGTTCAATTATGTTTTCCGCTAGCTCTATTGTTTGTGTTATTTTTTCGTCTGCAATTATTTGTCTGACTTTGGTGAGCTTAGTAAATTGAACTGTAAGTGATTTAGATTCTTCAGGATTTTTCTCGTACCAATTATAATATTCACCCATTACTTCTTCATATTCCTTGGATTTTAATCTCAGATAAATTGGAGTAATGATTTTGTCAGGTAAATCAAGTACGTCTTCCTTCAATCGCCTCAATGTTAGGTTTGAGGTTCTGTCTCTAAGCTCCTCCAAATTTGAAGCACCCATGACATTCCAAACCTTTCTTGGGCCGACCCTAAATTGATATCCACTACAATATCTTATTACGTAAGCCATCCAATTTTTTGCAACAGGTGAATCAACCAAACTCAAAAGATTATAATAATCTATGGGTCTCGAGGTCATAGGTGTTCCTGTCAACAACCAAATTCTATCAACTTTTTTAACAATATCATTTATTAGTTTGGTTCTTTGTGCTTGAGCATTCTTGATATAGTGTGCTTCATCAACAATAACCAAATCAAAATTGGCGCTAATAATTTGCGATTCATCTTTTCTTTTAGTGTCATGGAAATTTTTTATTATGTCGTAGTTTATTATTACAAAATCGTAATTAGGGTCAAAGTTTTTACCTTCTGCGATATAGATAGATTTTTTTGAATAATTTTCTATTTCACGTTTCCAATTTATTTTTAGAGTTGCTGGACATATTATCAATACTTTTTTTGCCCCGCATTCCAAAGATGCAATTATGGTTGAGGTGGTTTTACCCAAACCCATATCGTCAGCTAAAATATATTTTTTGTTCTCAACTAATTTTTGAATTGCTTCTTTCTGATGAGATAAAGGCGGTCTATTAGAATATTTTTCGAAATCTAAAACAACATCTTTAACCGTGTTGTCTTTAATCATTGCTGCTTTAGGAATCCAAAATTCATTCAATTGGTCTGTCTCAAAAAATCTACCCCATATGTGATAAGCTTTTTCTTTTTCTGCTAATAATTTTTCCACCCAAATTTTTTCCGGAATTTGATGAAGTAACCTATCATCCGCAAATTTTTGTGCGAAATAAGCATCAAGTATAACCCATTTTTTGGCAACTTTGGGTTGTTTGTCAAAGTTATTTATAATGTACTCGGCCTGACTTCTTGTTGGGTAAAACTTTTTATTTATCTCAGATTTCCTTTTGAGTTCTAAGATATAATTATTAGCCCCATCGTAGGTTTCTAATAATGAAATTGCTTTTGATTCTAAAGTGTTCGACAATATAAATTCAATTAAAATTTAACACCATTTCCATAATCTATAAAAAGTTCTTCACCAACTTTAATTTTTCTCAAAGATTTAAAAACAAAAACATTTCTATCTGTGTCAGAATCCCAACTTACGTTTGGAACCTCATTGTGATTGTAATATGAACCGTATCCTAAAACTAAAACATGGTTTATCCAATTTTCTGATTTAGGCCAACAAAAAGCATAATTTTGAAAAAAGGGTAATTTTTCTTGTCTTCTATGAGGAAATAGTAGAAAGGGACAGGTATCTATAATTTCATCATACTGAATCTCTTCCGAACAAAAAACACCTAATCCGTGTAACGGGCTGTCTTTGAGATATATTTTACTTGGTGGACGTATTTCCATTGGTTCTGAAAATTTTTTACTTGTAATATAATAAAACTCAAACTATTTATCAATATATGCAAAAGTTGGTTCCTATAACAAGGTTAGGTAAATTTTTCGGTGGGGAGGATTTTGCTTTAGATATTGACATGGGTGAAGAGTGGTTGATTGGTGATATGAATTTTACTGTTGTGTTATACAGAATTGATAGATATAAAACTAAAACTGATGATGTCTATGGGGAGGTTTTGGAGGATGGTATTCAGTTTATGGCTCCTGTAGAATTGAAAGGGTTGGTACAAATATTAGCTCCAACAAATAAATTATTAGGAACTTCAAGAGTCAAACAACAAGAGCCGGGAAGTATGAAATTCTCCATTTATCAAAAAACGTTAGATGATTTACAGGTTGAGGTAAATATGGGAGATTATTTTGGTTATTATGAAACAGAGGACCGAGTAAGATATTATACGGTCATAAACGATGGAAGAGTAAAATCTGATAATAAACATACGTACGCTGGCTATAAGCCCTTCTATAGAACTATAGAGGCGACTTGGGTTAGTGAAAATGAATTTAGAGGAATATAATGAAATTGATAATTACAGAGTCACAGTTTGACTCATTATTTATGGGACAACGAGTTATGGTTTACTATAACTTAAACAGAGAAACATTTTCGATTTCATATTTGGGAAAAGTTATTATGCATGCTGATTATGTGAAACTTAAAGACGTTGAGTTCCGAGTTAGACCTGGCGGTAAAGAAAGAGTCAGAGATGAAAAAAGAAAAAATGTTCATGCTTTTGTTATAGGAACTCTTTTAGATTTTTGTGAATTTCCATGTGATAGAATTGAAGAACCATATAGTGATTTAATTGTAACTTACAATCCATATGTGAATGATACGTTTGTTTTAAAAGGTACAAACAAGCCAATATATTTTGCTGAGGAAGTTGAAATGGTGAACATGAGAAATAAAATTTACATAACTCAGTAATATGCCGCTACCCAAACAAGTAAAACCAACACTGCCGTTAGTTCCCAAAAAAACTTTATATTCAAGAAGGGAAGAACTTTTGGAATATATAAACAAGGATGGAACTTATTTACCTAAGTCTGTTTTACATGCTGACTTAGATAGGGGTATGTTGGATTTTGTTAAAAATGAACTCAAAGTAGTTACCGCAGGAAAAACTATACCTGTATTAGATATTATATTGACCACACAGAATTGGTCTCAATACGTTGAAACATGGAAGTTTGTAGATTTGGACAATAATCCTGAGCCACCTTTTATTACTGTCGTTAGAACACCCGAAGTAAAATACGGTACAAATCCAGCACTTAGATGGAACATACCAAACAGAAAACAATTTTATTATGCTTCGGTACCTACATGGGATGGAAACATGCAAGGTATGGATATATATACGATTCCACAACCTGTCCCCGTTGATGTCACATATTCTGTAAAAATAATTTGTAACAGAATGAGGGAGTTAAACCAACTCAATAAAGGTGTTCTTCAAACTTTTGCTTCTAGACAAGCATATACTTTTATCAAAGGTCAATATGTTCCAATAATAATGCAGAATATTTCTGATGAATCACAACTAAATATTGATTCAAGAAAATTTTATATCCAATCATATGAATTTATAATGATGGGATATTTGATAGATGAAGAAGAATTTGAAGTTAAACCGGCCATCCAAAGAATGGCACAGGTTTTTGAAATAGATAGTACAAACTTTGGAAGAAGAAGAGAAGTTTGGCCGAAGTCACCACAGTCTTTTCCCTCGGAGCTTTTGTTTGTTATAGGTAACACTTCTCTGACAGACAAAATATATTTTACTGCAGATATGAAAATTATTAATTTAGAAAATGTTAGTTCTTACGAAGTCTATATAAATGGTAATTTTTACGGAACAAATGTCCCTCTTATACAGGTAACTAATCAAGACACATTACAGGTCACTGTTGTAAAAATTGATAATACAAAAGAAGCTATGATAAGTTTGGAGAATAATTTATTTTAATTTTCTCCATATATATCTTTCTTTTCTTTACACTTTTCTAATATCAAGTTTTCCAAAAACTTATAAATTTTTATCCCCCTTTTTTCACAATATGTTTTAAGTAAATCGTGAACTGCGGGGTCTATTTTAATATTCTTTATTTCTTTCTTCTTTTTCATGGTAGAAAAAAGGTAGAATTTATTCTGCCTACTATCAAATAGATATTATAAATCAAAGTTTTTTCATAATTATTAGAATATTTATCAGTAAAATAAATCTGCAATAGAATAATTTAATAATGGCAACAGCACAAGTAAATCAAAAAGTATATGTGTCACCTGGTGTCTACACTTCTGAAACCGACTTATCGTTCGTGGCACAGAGTGTGGGGGTAACAACATTAGGTCTCGTAGGAGAGACAATTAAAGGTCCGGCTTTTGAACCTATCTTCATAACAAACTATGATGAGTTTCAAGCTTATTTTGGGGGTACTGAACCTGTAAAATTTGTAAATACTCAAATTCCAAAATATGAAGCAGCTTATATAGCTAAATCATACCTACAACAATCTAATCAATTATTTGTCACAAGAGTTTTAGGTTTGTCAGGTTATGATGCAGGCCCATCTTGGTCCATTACAACTATTGCTAACGTTGACCCAACAACCGTTGATTCAACAGGTACAACATCTTTTACAAATACATTCACCGCAACTACAGCTAGTGTAACTGTTTGGGGTAATACGTTCCCTACAGATGTATCGAATGATTTTACATCTCAATATATTTTGTCCAACGGAAGTACTTCTACCTATCAACAAAGTTTGGATAACTACATACAACAAGTTTTAGCGGATACTTCTTTGAGTGCTACTTCTTCGTTTTTTTATGGTTCTGTTCCTGATGGGGATTATAACAGTATTACATCAGTCTACAGTACTACTAATAATGCTTTTGGAGTAAACAATTTAAATTTGGCTTTTAACGATTTGAGTTCCTCAGATAATGATACGTGGTTTTATGCTACTTTCGAACCAGGTGCGAATAATTCATATACTGGTTATTCTTGGGATTTTTATATTGACAGTTTACAGGATATTGGCTCTGGTACTTTCACAGGTTCAGTGTCAGGTAACGTTTATAATTTTTCAGGTACTGCTTATCCCGATTTCAATAACATGGTTGTAGCAACTTTGAGGTCTAGAGGTATTTCATTATACACAAATAGTAATTCAAGTCCTAACCATGGCCCGATATATGAGGTCACAGGTACAACAGATTTGGATATGATTTGCACAAATCAATACTCAGGTGTTACTCAAGACCCGTTTGCAACTTTCCTACTTAGTGGCGTTACAAGAGATGGGAATACTTTTTCATTCGAAAACTCATTACTAGCAACTTCACCGCAATTTATTACGAAAGTTTTAGGTATTGGTAATTTTGATAAACCAAGATTTGAAACCCCAATTTTCGTTGAGGAGCTTTATTCTGGTTCGTTGGAATATGCTTACAACCAAAGTTATATTCGTGGATTGAATTGTAATATGATTGCACTCGATTCAGCAAGAAGTCTAGCTTCGGATTCTATAGCATGGAAATTACAAAGATACCAATCACCAAAATCTCCTTACTTAGTTTCCGAATTGAGAGGTAATAAAGTATACAACTTATTTAGATTCATCTCAATTTCAGATGGTGATGCGGCAAATACAGAAGTAAAGATTTCTATTGCGAATCTTTCGTTTGATAATATGACTTTTGACGTGTTAGTAAGACAATTCTTTGATACAGATTCAAATCCTATCGTAATTGAAAAATTTCAGAATTGTGTTTTGGACCCGGCTAGTAATAATTTTATTGCTAAGAAAATTGGTTCCTATGATGGAGAGTATGCTCTAATTTCAAAATACATAATGGTTGAGATGGCGGAAAATGCACCAATAGACGCCATACCTTGTGGATTCAACGGATTTAATCAGAGAATTTATGGTAGTACAAGTGTTCAAGCACCTATGATTTTTTACAAGACAAAATACAATTTTCCTCAAGAAGTTGTTCTTGACCCTCCATTTGGGTCAGCAGCAGGAGGAGCTAATAGCGTAACCTCTCCGGGGGATGTAGTTCGTAGAACATATTTAGGTATGTCTACTTCTTATTTGTTTTCTATAGAAGACGCTTTCTTACAATATCTCGGACAGAAGAATCCTGTAATTGATTTTTGTTTTGCAACTGAATCGGCTCCTTGGAATGGTTTGACAAAAGGTTTCCATTTAGATTCAGGAGCTACAGTGGTAACTATTGGAAATGAATACACAACAAGTGGTCAGACCGCTTTTGAATGTGGTGTTGCTGATTTTACATCAAACCCCCAAAATCCAGATAATCCTTATTATTTCATCTATGCAAGGAAATTCACTTTGTGTATGGCTGGAGGATTTGATGGTTGGGACATTTACGAAGAAAGGAGAACTAACGAAGATAGATTCGCTTTAGGTGGTACAGGATATTTGGCAGGTGCTTGTGTTACAGCAAGATACCCAACCGCTACAGGTTTTGGTACTTTCAAAAATATTACTGTAGATGCTGATAGTCAGAGTTTTGCTAACACAGACTACTACGCTTATCTACTTGGTATTTTAACTTTTCAAAATCCTGAGTCTACGAATATAAATGTTTTTGCAACAGCAAGTATCGATTATGTTTATAATCAGACACTCGTAGAAGCTGCGATAGATATGATTCAATTCCAAAGAGCTGACTCAATTTATATTGTTACAACACCTGACTACAACATGTTACTTCCAGATTCAACTGACCAAAATCAAGTTATTTACCCACAATCAGCTGTAGATAATCTTGATAATACAGGCATTGACTCTAACTACACAGCAACTTATTACCCGTGGATTTTAGTAAGGGATACTGTAAATAATACACAAATTTACATTCCACCAACCGGCGAAGTTTGTAGAAACTTAGCTTTAACAGATAATATTTCTTTCCCATGGTTTGCATCGGCAGGTTATACGAGAGGTTTAGTGAACTCAATCAAAGCGAGAGTGAAACTAACACAACAAGATAGAGACACTCTATACCAAGGAAGAATCAACCCGATTGCTACGTTCGCTGATGTAGGAACAGTAATTTGGGGTAATAAAACACTTCAAGTGGCAGATACAGCACTAAACAGATTAAATGTTAGAAGATTGTTGTTGCAAGCTCGTAAGTTGATTTCAGCTGTCGCGGTTAGATTGTTGTTTGAACAAAATGACCAAATAGTTAGACAACAGTTCTTGGATAGTGTCAATCCGATTCTTGATTCAATCAGAAGGGATAGAGGTTTGTATGATTTCCGTGTAACAGTTTCATCATCACCAGAAGATTTAGATAGAAATACACTTACAGGTAAAATATATCTTAAACCAACGAAGGCATTAGAATTCATAGATATCGAATTCTTCATTACACCAACAGGTGCTTCGTTTGAAAATATCTAATAAAAACGGGGGGTTTTAGACCCCCCACTTTTTTATTACAAAATGAAAACTAAATTACGAGAGGGGATAAATCCAGAGGGTACACCAGATTTAAAGTATTATGCTTTTGATTGGGATGACAACATTGTACATATGCCGACTGAAATTTTTCTTTTGGACGAGGAGGGTGATGAGGTAGGTATGAGTACAGAGGATTTTGCAGAGTATAGGAGTAAAATCGGTAAGGGACCCTTCAAATATAGAGGTAATACAATTGTTGATTTTGCTCCTAACGCTTTCAGAGATTTCAGAGTAGACGGAGACAAACAATTTTTAACTGACGCTATGAAAGCGGAACCTGGTCCAGCGTGGGAAGATTTTGTAGAGGCTGTGAATAATGGTTCTATTTTTGCTATAATTACAGCTAGGGGTCACAATCCAAGAACTCTCAAACAAGCTGTTTACAATTACATAGTCTCAGATTTCAAAGGAATAGATAAAAATCAAGTTATTAAAAATTTAAAAAAATATAGAACCTTCGCTGGTGAACAAGAAATGACAAACGAAGAACTTATTAAAACTTATTTAGAACTAAACAAATACCACCCTGTTTCTTTTGGTGACGATATTGGAGCCACAAATCCCGAACACGGTAAAGTTATTGCGATGAAAGAATTTGTAGACTATATTAGAGGAATGGCGGCCTTGCTAAACAAAAGGAGTTATCTTAAAATGGATATAGGAAATAAATTCATTCCATCTATACCTACCATAGGATTTTCAGATGATGATTTAAAGAATATAGAAGTGATGAAAAAAGCTTTTGAAGATGAACCAGAACTAGTAAAGACTTATTCTACTGCTGGAGGAATCAAAAAAGAAGTAAAATAAAGATGAGTTTTTTAAAAAAAAAGTAAATAGGAAAAAATTTTCACTAGTACTATATTTATAACATATAAACACAGAAATTAAAACTTTTATTATATGGCTGATTTACTGATGAAGATGCCCTTACCCTACGAACCGAAACGGCAGAATCGATTTATTTTGAGGTTTCCTTCAAGCATGGGTATCAACGAATGGTTTGTTGAATCTGCTTCAAGACCATCTATCAAAATAAATTCTACAGAAATTCAATTTTTGAATACATCAACATTTGTTGCTGGTAGATTCAATTGGGATGAAATACAAGTTAAATTCAGAGACCCAATTGGTCCTTCAGCGGCACAGGCTCTGATGGAATGGGTTCGTTTACATGCTGAATCAGTGACAGGTCGTATGGGTTATGCTGCGGGTTACAAAAAAGATGTGGACCTTGAAATGTTGGACCCAACAGGAGTTGTTGTAGAGAAGTGGATATTGTACGGAACTTTCCTAACAAGTGCAAATTTCGGTTCACTGGCCTATAGTAATGACGCTTTGGCAGATATTACTTGTGGTTTACGTCCTGACCGTTGTGTGTTGGTATACTAATAGTATTTAGAATAAAAATAAAACTTATATATTTAACCGTGGAGACATAAACTTCACGGTTAAATTTTTTTTATGCAGGACCAAAGTAGAGAATACGGACAACAAAATTTCACACTTCCTCATGATGTTGTAACATTTCCATCAGGGGGAAAATTTTATAAGAATAAAAAAAAATCAGTAAAAGTAGGATATCTTACTGCATCGGATGAAAATATTCTTTTGGGTAATACAAACGATTTGACAGGCGCACTTTTGAGACACAAAATTTATGAACCTGATATTAAAATAGATGACTTATTGGAAGGGGATATCGAAGCCATCCTCATTTTTTTAAGGAATACATCTTTTGGACCCTACATTACAATGAATGTGACAGACCCATCAACTAAAAAAAGTTTTGAAGCAAACATATCGTTAGCAGAGTTGGATATCAAACAAAGTTCAAATGAGCCAAACGAAGACGGAACATTTTCAACAAAACTACCTGTTTCGGGAGCATCTGTAAAATTAAAACTACTAACCTTTGGGGAACAAAACCAACTACAAAAAACATTTGAAAGTTACCCGACTAACAGACCTGCACCGAGAGTCACTCTTACTCTACAATCTCAAATTGTAGAGATTGATGGTAACTCTGATAAGGGGGAGATTGCTAAGTTTATTGAACAAATGCCCATAGCGGATTCCAAGTACATTAGAAAATTCTTGCAAGATAGCGAACCAAGATTAGATTTAACCAAACAAGTAATTGCCCCTTCAGGAGAAAAACTAACTGTCAACGTTAGTTTTGGGGTCGAATTTTTTCGCCCTTTCTTCTGATTATAGAAAGAACCAAATAGACGAGTATTATTATCTATCAACCCTTTTTCATGTTGGTTATAATGACTTTATGAACATGCCCATATTTGTCAGAAGATATCTATTGGATAAATGGGTTGAGGAACACAAAAAAGAATAAAAACTTTTGTCTTGTATTTATTGAATAATATTTAATTATGTTTTTTCAAACAACAGGAACGGGCGGTACACCAACCAAGAATGACATAGAAAACATAAAAAGGTTTACCGAAGCTTTCGCAGAAATGAACAAAGCGCTTGCGGAGGCAAAAAATCCACTTATAGCGGCTTTGAAGCCTTTCGAGGACATAACTCTTACCGCAGAAGCCCTAAACAAAGCATTTACAGGTACAAGACAAAGATTACAGGAAATGATGAGAACAATCTCATCAGCCGCTCCTACTATAGTTTCCTTAGGTGGTAGTTATACTGATGCCGCAGAAACGATAAATGATATTGCTTCAGGTACAAGAAGAAATGTAGTTGCTTCCGTGAAAGACGTTGAGGATTTATTCACGGTGGGTAAACTTTTAGGACAAAACGTTCAAACTATTGTTGGAGAATTTGAGACTGTTGGTATACAATATCAAAACATTGCAGATAACTTAGAAGATTCCATAGTTTATGTTCAAAGGATTGGACAGAATGCTAAAGTTGTAATGGCAGATGTGGTTAAACAAACTGAACAACTCTCGAGATACAATTTCAACGAAGGAGTTATGGGATTGACCAAAATGGCAGCACAGGCTTCGAGACTAAGGTTTGATATGAAAGAAACCTTTACCTTTGCAGATAAAGTATTAAATCCTGAGGATGCGGTAAAGATGGCATCAGCATTTCAAAGATTAGGAGTTTCAGTGGGAAATCTCACAGACCCATTCCAATTGATGAATCAATCTATAAACGACCCATCAGGTTTACAAGACAGTATAATAAATGTCGCGAAATCTTTCACATATTTTGATGAAAAAACTAAAAGTTTCAGAGTCAGTCCTCAGGGTATTCTCACAATGAAAGCTTTGGAAGACGAGACAGGACTCAGTGCGGAAAACATGAGAAGAACAGCGCTCGCCGCGGCTGAAATGGATGATAAATTAAAAAAAATCAATACCACAGGATTAAACTTTGATGTTTCGGAAGAGGACAAAAAAATGATTGCAAACGTTGCCAGAATGGGAGAAGGAGGAGAATATGAGGTATCAATCAAAGATGACAAAGGGAATGAATATCAACAAAAATTGTATAATTTAAATAAAGATGATTTCCAAAGATTGATTAAACAACAAGAGGAAGCACCCAAAACATTGGAAAAAATACAAGAAGCTCAACTTTCAACAAGTGAAAAATTATTAGCCGAATTCAAAGCGGTAAGAGAGGTATTATCTAAAACATATTTTAACATGCCAGGAGTTTTGAGAAATGTGAATAATTCGTTGGATGCAACGAGGGATGTTGCAGATTCACTGAGAAAGAGTTACGAAAAATCTGGATTTTTTGAAAAAATGGAAGAGTTCAAAACTAGATTACAAAATATACAAGATGCTAAAATTTCAGAAGCACAGAGGGAAAGAGAACAACAAAACGAAATAGCAAAATTAAAAGATTATATGAAAGCCTCAGCTCCAGCAATTTACGATGTTTTCAAAAAAGATATTCAAACTGTTTATGCGGATAGAGGAAGAGGAGCAACCGAAATGTTAAATGAAATCTTGGGAAAAATAGGACTTGGTGGTGGTGGAAGAAGATTACCCCCAGGTAGAGCCACCGGTGGTTTAGTAAGGGGACCCGGTACTTCAACAAGCGATTCTATAGAAACAAGATTATCAGATGGTGAGTTTGTTGTGAATGCGGCATCAACAAAGGCCTTTTTACCACTATTGAATGCAATAAATGAATCTGGTTTAAGGGCGGCTACAACAGGAATGAATATGAAAGTATCGTTTGATGATAAAACACCTATACCGGCAGAACTTACAGTAAAACTTCCACCAGATTTCAGTAGTATGCCATCTTATCCTGCTTTCACTGAATATATTTTACAATCACCCGAAACTGTGAAACAAGCCCTTTTGGAGGTAACCGAGGGTGCTTTACTCAGAGCAGGTAAGATTGCTAAAAAAGGACAATATTCGGTAACAACATAATTGTAATTTAGTTTTAAAAAAAAATAATGTTTACCTATTTATTGATTAAATAGAAGTATCAAGTGCCTAGCCCATTAGATTATAGTAGTTCCGAAAGGTTCAGGTCACGATTGATGACGAGAAATTTGGCACCTTACCCGAAATCTCCAAATCGTCCTGACCCCCCGATAACATATGAGTATCAACAATCACAGTTGTCGGTTACTGACAGTCCTGATGTTTTAATTGATTCGCCAATTTTAGCCAACAGACTTTATCCTCTGAATCAGTTTGGGGCTGAAGGTGGGTATAGAATTGTTGGAGATGTGGGTGGATTGAATAACACACGTTCAAACCAAGGTGAGTATGGACCAGGACAACAAGATGCTCACATCATAGACCAAGCACCAATTGCTGCAAGGGAATGGAGACCAAGAAACGCTTATGGTACCGGTGGTAACGGGACGGTTGATAGTGGTGAAATGATTACAGAACCTGATTGGATTAGAAACGGTTCAAGAAACATATATAATAATCAACCATACCCATCAACTTTTGTACCCTCTTCATATAATCCTGTACAAATTCTACTTACAAGAGACCCTCAGGGAAGTAACGGTCTTTTGACACAAGATTCATACATTGCCAGACTCGGCGCATCTACACTCAGAAGGTCATTTGAAGAAAGAATTGCCACAGAAATAAGGCAACAAACGTTGGGAAGAATAAATCTTTTCAATATAGATAGTGGTACAGATATATTCAATCTTTTGACTACAAGGGTTCCTCTCATCGAACCAAATTGGGTAATTACCCAACCATCAGGACCAATTTTAGCTGCAACGGATTTCGCCCTCAGATTAGCTGGTAGTATAATACCAACATCGCCAATACCTGGTTCTTATTTCGACCCATCGATAAATTCAGGGTTTCCAACCACAATACAACAACTTCAGTTAGCATTTCAAAGGTCCAACACAACTGTGGGTAATTTTTTTGGACAGTTATTAGGACCCCCGAAGACAGGTTCACAAATATTTTTGGACAATACTGGAGGAGGACAAAGGTCAAGATTATTCGGCAGTATAAATTATAACAAATATAAGCCAGGATATGATAGGAATATTTTTGATAGAGTTGGTGGGGCTTTATTTGGTACAACAATAAACAATTCAAATTACTACATAGGTTCACCAACCTCAGAACCATCAAGAGTTTTTTCACCTACAGGGGATTTACCGAATAACGAATTCGGACAAGAGGTTCAAGCCCCTGTATATGGTCCACAAGAGTTAGCACAACTATATGAAGGACCGAATAGAGAGATTAAACTTGGAGCTAATGGACCTGCTTATATCAATGGCGGTGGAATTGAAGGTGGATTCACTTGGGTATCCCCAAAATACAGGGGGAATGCGGGAAAAAAAGTTGGTATTGGAGGAGAAGTAACACAGTTAGACCAAGACTTCAAACCTTCATCATACAATTCAACTGAGTCTGTAAATTTAGAGTTTAGACAAGGGTCAATACTTGATGATACTCAAAGAATTATAAATAGCCAACCACAGGGCGGTAGGAGACTGCAACATGTTGGTAATGCTATGGACCAAGTCAGTAAAGTTTTCAATGATGGGTATAAAGAACTAACTAAAGGTTCGAGAGTACTAAGTTATGTTGGTTCTTTAGGAAACGAGGTTGGTACAGAATACTGTAGAGTTTTTGCCAAGGATATACCATATCTTCAGTATAATGATTTACAAAAACAAGATGGCGTTGTAAATGAAGGTAGAAGATTTTCATATTCAGTTTTTGATAAAACCTATAACTTGAATATAGTGCCTAACAAACAAGAGGGCGGTCAAGCTTCATCAAATTTGATTGGAACAAATAATTCAGCCTTTGCTAAGAAATATATGTTTTCATTAGAAAATTTAGCTTGGAGAACATCAAACACACCAGGTATAAATGTGAATGAATTACCTATTTGTGAAAGGGGTCCTAATGGCGGTAGAGTAATGTGGTTCCCACCTTATGGTTTGACATTCAATGAAAATGTGACAGCAAATTGGAAAACACAAGATTTCCTTGGTAGACCAGAACCAATTTACACATATACTAACACAAGTAGGGGTGGTAGTTTACAATGGAAAATTGTTGTAGACCATCCTTCGGTTCTAAATGTTATAGTAAATAAAGTTTTAAATAACGAAAGTAATAAAGAAAGAATTGATGGTATTTTGGAATCTTTCTTTGCGGGTTGTAAAAAATATGATTTGTATGAATTAGCGAAAAGATACTATACAATACCTCCGAATGAATTACAAGATATACAACAGGCAATATCATCGAAAAATCTTAGTAAAGAACAGGTGGAGGTGGCTAAAAACACTTTGGCTACAGGCGCGAGGGACACACAAAATAGTTCACAACCAATCACACAACCATCACAGAATACACCACAAGATACACTTAAACAATTCCAAAACTTTGCACTTTATTTCCCTAACGATATACCAGCACCACCTTCGGTATCACCGGTAGTTGGAAGTTATTCACAATATTATACGGATTATATAAATCAAAGTACCACAACTTATGCATCACAAGGAGTTTTTATCAATAATGTAGTTACTCAAAATTACAACCACGTTCAAGTAAATTTATTCAATGAACTTAGAACGGTAATGAAGAATAACCCTCTATCCAAAGTTGTTATTGATTTGACAGGTAGTGCTTCTGCGGCTAACACTAAAGATTATAATTTGGAACTTTCGAAAAGAAGAATTGAAAGTGTGAAGAATTTGTTTGCTTCAGACCAACTTTTGAATTCTTATATACAATCAGGAAGAATAACTTTCACTGAAAACCCACTCGGAGAAGGGGCGGAAAAAGTTCAAGTTTTCCAATGGGATGCTAGTTCGAATCAGTTTATTTCAAATACAGAGTTTCAAAGTTGTTCGGACAACGATGATAACAATAATAGTCTTGCCGGTCAATCAATTACAAATTCAACAGCAATGGCATGTAGAAGGGTAAAAATAAAATCTATAACAATAAGTGCACCCGAACCTTCACAACAACCGCCAAACATAGTGCCAACTCAACCAACGAACACTTCAATTCCACCATCTCCGCCTACAAGAGTTGAACCTAAATTTAGACCAACGGATAACATATCCAAAAGAATTGTAAGGGCTCTCATATCAGAATGTGATTATTTTGAGACCATCAAACAAGACTCTCCCATGTTATACGATAATTTGAAAGACAAATTGAAGTTTTTCCAACCTTCTTTCCACTCCACAACCCCAGAGGGCTTGAATTCTAGATTGACATTCTTACAACAATGTATGAGACCAGGTGATACAATCCCTACTGTGAAAGCCACTGCTGGTGGTACCTATGAATTAGAATATAACAATGCTGTAAACACCGCATTTGGAACACCACCTGTTTTGATACTAAGGGTGGGGGATTTTTATAATACAAAAATAATTCCGACTAGTTTGAGTTTAGCTTTTGAGGGACTGGATATAAATCCTGAAGGGATAGGTATTCAACCTATGATTGCAAATATAACTCTGAACTTTAATTTTGTTGGGGGACAAGGTTTAAAAACTGCTGTTGATAAATTACAAAACGCACTAACATTCAATTATTACGCAAATACAGAGATGTGGGATGACAGGGCAGACCCCACCGACGATTCTTATAAAGTACTTGATAAAGAATTTTTACAATCAGTTGCTCAACCTACCGCACCAACAACCAATCAAGTTCAAAATATTGCTGCTCTAAGTAACAGTACTACCATAGGTGATAGACAGACAAACGTTATCACCGCAACGGATGAGACAGGAAGAATAAGTTATAAAAATTTTATGGATACTTTTGTATCAACAACCCAAACTTATTTCACTTCTGTATTCAACCAAAGTAAATCAATTTTTTCTCAATATAACAATGCCATGTTACAACAATGGAGTATAGAGAGAAAATACCAAGAGGGAACTTTTTATACAGACCCTAACACTATTACATATTTGTATGGAAAGGCAGACAATTTACAAAAAAATGTAAACAAAGTTTTCACTGACATGATTGCTCAAATAAATGCCGGTCAAGACCCTTGGATTGAATGGATAAGTAATACAGATAAAGATTTTTCAAGAGCGGCTAAAGACCAAATGAAACGAAATTATTTGGACTTGGTTAGAGCCAAACAAGGTACTTTCATAAATGCCGCAACTACTATAGTCCAAGATGTTGTAAACACACAACAAGCATATCTACAATACGTAAGTCGTGCCAATATTGTTCCGTATTCAGGAACCTCTTGGGACAATACCGACGGGTTCCAAGAGACTAATGGAAACGTGGTGATTTATTGGGTGACGGGAACGACCGGAGTTGGACCTGTGAATGCGGGTAATCCTAACCCTCCTACAAAAACTAACGAAGAGCTTGACCAAGATATAGATATAATCAAAGTAAGTTTGAATGATTTCTACACAAAAATTACAAGTAATGTAAATTTTACTGTGGGTTCTGACACTTATACCGGTATTTTAGTTAGAATAAACAGCACTGAAATAAGTACAATAAAAAATGATGTATTTTTTCCTTTTAGTAAAAACCCTCTGTTCAGTGGAAACCCGTTCAGGAGACAATACATGGTTTTATCAAATGATTTGAAAGGAGATGCTTATCAAACTTTTAAGAATGCGATGATAGGAAATTTGATTGAAAATCAATCTTTAGCCCCAAGGGGCGCTTCTATGAGGTATTCTGAAGAATTTGATGCATATTGGACAGGAATTGTAAAACCCGCATTTGATGAAGAAGATTCTCTAACACAGACCTTTTTGAACGAAATGGAAACAAATCAAATGAAAAACTTTCTGAATTTTACACCATTCCCATTAGGTAAACCGAGGGAGTTTGACTATTCAAAATCCAGCGCTCCTGACCCAAATCAAGAAATTTTAATAAAATCTTTGGGGGCAAAAACAAACCAAAATACAGATAATAAATGGAACACGCCAACAACACCTGGTGGAGACGTTCTTATATCCAAAGTTAAATTGAATTGATGTCATACCCTTATTACAACAGATATAATGAATTTACATTCAACGGAGAACAAACTATAGTTCCATATGTGACTATTCCCGCAAAAACTACAGACCAAACATACATTTACAAAGTAGGTCAAAGTAGATTAGATAGAATTTCACAACAATATTATAGTTCCCCTGTATTTGGATGGTTGATTCTACAGGCTAATCCAATTTTCGGGGGACTAGAAAATTACATCTATGATGGTGCTATCTTGGTGATACCGTTCCCTCTGATACCGTCCCTCCAAGATTATAAAACAGCTGTAGAACAATATTTTTATTATTATGGCAGGTAGTAATATACAAGGAGATTTAAGTGGTCATATTTTACCTGAATTCGATTATGATAATATCATTTTAATTGACCCAAATAAGACTATTGATAGTACGGGTAGAATAAGTGAAAGAATTGTAGACCACGAAAATTTGGTGATGTATGCTAATTTGGAGGCCCAAATATTACCAAGAACAAAACTTGCTTTAGGTATACAACCAAATGAAAACGTAAACACTAGTATGACTATTGCTAGAATAAATTTTCTAAAACCAACCAAAAATAATTACTTAGGTACAGGTTACTATGATGAATTGACAGGTAAAGATGCTTTGAGTGGTCAATTTACTAATGCCAAATTGGAGAAAACCGTCACACGTGGTAATAAAGCATACTTTGTTGATACTGTTTTGGACCAACAAAATGTTACTGACAACGGTTTATTGGGTATCACCTCTATTATCTGTAAACTTGGAACAAGTTTTATTCCATCAGTTTCAATGCAATTGGAAGATGTTCAAGGAAGGGCTTTATTCCAACTTGGAGATAACTCCCCGTATGCCGCTTTTTTTACTTTACCTTATCCTCAATTTTATTTGACGCTAAAAGGGTATTACGGACAGGCAATAAAATACCAACTATACTTGGAAAAGTTTGACGCAAGGTTCAATACTTCAACAGGTAATTATTCAATCACTTTAGAATTCAAGGGGTTCAAGTTTAATATATTAAATGAAATTTTAATATCACATCTTTTGGCAACCCCTCACATGTATAATAAAAGATTCGCAACAAGTTTGGAACCTGTTGTGGCTAATCCCGCAACAAATAATCAAAGTTTACAGAATTCATCCTCAGCCCAACAGGGTGGAACTACTACAGCAACTCGTGCTGAAAATACAGTTTATGCAGAATTTGTAACTGAGAGGGGGTATGAGAAGGTTGTTGAAGTTTATAGTGAATACAAAAGCAAAGGTTTAATTCCTCAAGATTTTCCTGAGTTAACTTTATTACAATTGATGAACAAACTTGAAATGTTTGAAAAAAATGTTGTAAATTCTTACCCCTTAGTGAATGTAGAACCATTGACTAATATAAGAAACTATTTGAAGACCTTGAAAGCTTTTGTAGAAAGTTTAATTGGCCCACAGAATACTTCATGGTTTCTAACTAATTTGGACCCAAGAGCCATCATTCTCAATAACAACAATAGAGTTTATTTTTTCAAAAAGGAACTTCAAACAAATTTAGTTTCACAAACAGCAGCAATAAAAAATTTAAATACAATTTTTGATAGGAGTTTGAGTGAATTGAAAAAAAATCCAACATTAGGCGAGGATAGCAATGAAAATATAAAATTAGACAAACTTACCCCAAATCAAATACAAATAACAATTGATATAAGTCAAATAAATAAAGATGCGACAGCGGCGTCTTTTTTCAATGTCATAAGTGCTAATGACGTTCAAAAAACAACAACCCAAAATAATTTGGACATTCTATTGGCAAAAAAGGGTACCGTTATAAATGGCACCACAGTACAAAGCGACCCTGTATTTTTCAATTTTGACCAACAGAATGGATTCACCCAAACAGTAAATCAAATAGAAGAAGATGCTCTAAAAAAACTCAAAGCCTACGAAACCGCTATAACTGAAGAATTAAAATTACTGATTCAGGACAAATCAACAGGAATCGGATTTAACCCTACAGTGAGAAATATGTGCGCAGTTATAATGGCAAACACGGAGGGTTTTATAAGGCTTCTGGATGATTGTCACACAAAGGCTTGGAGTGTGAAGTACGACCCTGTGAGAGCGTTAGCAATTCAAAAAAATGGTTCATCAGCAAAAAACACAGAAGCACAAACTGTTGTTCAAATTACTTCACAAGCGGCTGGTGCGAACCAAGGAATAGTGAATGGACAAACACCTGTTTATCCATGGCCACAATTTTTTGTTGAAAGTCCCGACGATAAAAAGGGAAGATTTCAACTACAATATTTGGGTGCACCATCGGTTGTCAAAATTACTCAGGCGTCAGATTTTTCAAAATGGCCTGAAGTTGAATTCGTTGAAGAATACATAAAGGGTTTGATAATGAAAGATAATATTCCCTCCACCCAAACTCCGATTGAAAGTCAACTTACAACATTTGCAATACAAATAAATGCCATAGAGTACCCAACTTCGAATGTTATTTATTCAAATAAGCAAGAGGTAAGATATTTTTACGAAATATGGGAAAGAGAATATGTCACAGCAAATTATTCTAATTTCAGTAGGGCTTTACCCAACCAAGTCTCACCCTTCATTACGTTGAATACAAGTGTAGAAACTAACAACATCATAGAAAGTCTTGGAGTAAATAATCCTGGTATAACATTCAAATTAAAAAACACAAATTTGAATTCTCAAAACTACCCCACTTTTCTTAAACAAATTTCAAATAATGGAACGGGTCCGTCTTACTATAATTATGAACGTGGATTTTTTGTTACATCCTATCTTAAAGAACTGACTGACAATCCATTTTCAATTTTGAAAACCACAGAGTTGGGACTGGACCCACAACAAAGTGCAGATTTGAAACCATTGGTAGATTTGACTAAAAATGCCAGTAATGAATTCAAAATTATTGATACCTACCCATTTACATCAAGTGGATGGGTTCAGACTAACATGTCCCAAAGTGCTACTGCAACACTGAATAATGTTTTTGATACCAAAAATGTAATAACGGTATTTGCCGACAGGAATATGATTTCTAATTTTACAGATTTGTATGACTACATAAACAAAAGACCCGTCACAAATTTTGGATACAGAACAACACCAACCCCGAGCATAATAAGTGAAAGTTTATCAACACAACCTAATGTCAGTACTCAAACGATGAATTTGTTCTTTGATGGTAGTATAAATAACACTTCTCGGATGATTCCAACTGAAGGGTTTGTTCAGACACCAACAAGTAAGTATTTGGGTAAAGTACAGACCACATCAATATTGAATACACCTTTTTTTATCAACGCAATACAAAATGGTGTAAGATTAGAAAAAAATAAAAGTAGGAACCCTTACATACAAGCCGCTTACTTATTCATAAATTCTTTACCTCTCATAAGTCTTAGAGAGAGATATAAAAGCTTAGGAATAAATAACGAGTTGGATTATATGGCATCATGTTTCAATAAATTCGGAGCCATTCATAAAGTACCATATGCTTGGATATTGAAGATGGGGTCAATATGGTACAGATATAAAACATATGTAGAAACAAACAAGGATATTTTAGACGGTATATGGAACAATTTTGATTATTTAGGAAATTTTGACCCAACCTTTAGTTCCAAAACTACAACGTATGAGTTTCAATTTCCAATAACAAATCCGAGAAAGTACGAAATAAGTTTGGAAAAACAAAATCAGAATATTTTGGAGATACAGACAGGTTTTTACCCGAAGGTTATGAACGATTTTGCTTTTTTTTATAACGGTAGAGATTTGTTCAAAAGTTATACCAACTCAGAAATACAATCGGCCGTATCTGACGGGCTAAGATTATATCAATTTCCCAATTCAGAATTTTCTGCGGAACAAAACAACAAAGATGTAAATGTAAGTACTTGGTCAGCACTTCTACCAAATACTTTGGTGGATGCGTATAGTACTATAAATCTTTGTGTACCGGCTACTGATGAAGTGGAGTTCGGTACAGAGTATTATATTCTACCATCTTTTGGCGCTAATATGAATCAAACGAATTATGAATTAGTAACAAATCAGACAAGTAATCCCACAACAACAACGGATTTGGTTGATAATAAAGCAATGTACAACGGTTCAGTAAGATGTTTATGGGCGGCTTCAAACTATGGTTATTTTGATGCTAATCAAGTAATTAAACCAAATACAGATTCGTATATGAATTTAATTTACTCTGATGGGTCTACAATAGTTCCTTTTCAACTTTTGTCTTCGAACGCTTATACAACCATGGAAGAAATTTTTGGAGTATTCGACAAACGAGCCTTGGATTTGATGGAGAAAGAATTTTTGAATTATTGTGCACCAATTACAAACGTAAAATATGCACCCGCTCGTAGTGAAATAAATAAGAGTGCGGTACAAATTGATGGTATATCAAGAAATTTTCAGGCTTTTATGAGAGAGGCAATGAAATTGACGCCAACACTAGCCACTAATACAAAAGACTTATTTAAGGAAGCAATCACAAATCAATTCAATAATTTTTCATCACAGATAAAATCGATTATGGAATATGACGTGATTATAAGAAATGGTAATCCATCCAAGTTCAACAGAAAAACTTGGGAGTCTTATGTTTCCATCGGTTTACAAACACCGACAGTGGTTGAACCAATCACTTTTCAACCGTACGTAACAAATACTTTACCATCGGCCGGTGGGGGTATCTCACTACAGCAGTCCAAAAATTTGAATGGACCTGCATGGAAATCATTACTTACCGAAGTTGGATTTTCATCAATACCTGATTTAACTTATACGGACAACGGTTCATACATCACAGATTTTTTCATCAATAACAACATAGAATTCTCATCAAGGAATGTTGGATTGTTGGCCCCTATCATCAAAATGTATGCGACCCAAAGATTGAATAATCCTAATTTATTGGTTACAAATTTCAGAGACAATTTGACTGCGTATTTGAACAACAACGAAACTTTCCAAGGTGATTTGTTAAATCAAGTTATAATATCCACTCAAGCTAAACTACCTGATGTTCAAGAGCCTCAAGAACAGACAATCCAATCAGGACTTTCAGGGTTACAAGGTAAGGTTGAAATATATAACGTTTTCAAATCGTTGAATGACAAGTGGGTTGCGGGATATGATTATTCACAGAGGACACTATTCGAAGATTTTTTATTCTTGGATAGAGCTTCACGTAACATTGGGGAGACGGTAGTTCTCGATATCTTTTCCGTTAAAAATTTGATAAATAAGAATGCCCTGAACGAAGGTATGAGTGTTTATACTTTGTTGAGTTCAATGCTAATGCAAAACAATTTTGTTGTGATGCCATTACCCGCATATTGTAATTTTTATAATGTTCAGGAAGTAAATGGAATACAAAGTCCAAATACAGAATCCACTTTGGATTTTGCCGATAACATGTGGGGTACTTTCACAAACGTTGACTATAGAAAATCTGGTCCCAAAATAGTTTGTTTTTACGTGGGTAAACCATCCGACCAACTCGGTGTATCAGTAAAGTTGACGGGTATTGGGGACGATGGATTTGATTTGAGAAACCCTACTGGTAATCCTGTAATTGAAAACCAGCAAGGAAAAACGGATTGGGGTCTTTCTAACAAAGTTGTTGGTTTCAACGTAGACATCGGAATAAGAAATCAAAACGTATTTCAAACTTTCAGTGTTTCTCAAGACAACGGTAAAGCAACGTCTGAATCAATTGCCGCAATTCTAATGATGGCTGACCAAACTAATACTAAGAATGTTGGTACTCAAAACGCAAGTCTTTACAATTTTTACAAAAGAAGAAGTTACCAGTGTGAGGTTAGTGCAATGGGTAACGCACTAATTCAACCAACGATGTATTTCAATCTCAGACACGTACCTATGTTCAACGGTCCCTATTTGATTACAGATGTATCTCATACAATTACACCAGGCGATTTTACAACAAATTTTACAGGTGTAAGACAAGGTATATATGACTACCCTGTGGAGGATAACTATCTACAAAAGATAAATCAAAACCTTTTAACACAACTAGAAAACTTAGTAATACAGAAGACAGACCAAAACACAACTATAACAACTACAAATCAAGGAAAAGAAACAAATCTAATCCAAAATTCGAATAATCTTTCTGTTGATGCTCAAAATGCTTGTAGGGCAAATTTATCGCCACAATTTGATAGACTTGAATCTACAACGGGACAACTTACGAAGTTGACCGCGACCGATTTCTCAGATAGTCTAAAAACATACACAGGCACGGCACCTAATGCAGAACTTCAGACTATTGTATACGTTTTGTCTTACATGAGAACATTTAGTATAGCTGGTGACCCTAAGGGGGAATTTGTTGCATACGATTTCAACTTTAGTAATATAACATTAGACAAATCAATAGCGGCATCTTTAACACAAGATTTTGTACCTAATGTTTATTCATGTATCAAAACCAAAACAATAAGTGGTGAAAAATCACTCCCCGCAGCAAAATTCAACGATGTGAATACCTACCTGAAATTTATGACAGGTTTAATCACACCCAGAATTTCACAAATTACCGGTGGAGTTTTCAAAGATAAAATAATTGAATACTACTGCACAGCATTCCCTTCGGCACAAGTAACACTCGAATATTATGAATCAAACATAGACAGATTCTTAGGAATTTATGGGAATATAGTTGACCAAGCGATTGCAAGTGCGGGAAGAGTAGGTTTGCGAACTGACATTGGAACTTCATTCAATCAAGGTGGAGGAGGACAACAAACAACCATTCCTGCTTGTCCACCAACAGTATTATCAGCATTCTCACCGCTCACCGGTACCACAGGAACAGTTATCAGTCTTTCAGGAACCAACTTAGAATACATAAGAACTATTACAGTTGGAACAACACAAGTAGATTTTAGAACAGTACAATTTATATCAACAAACAAAATAAAGTTTTCTATCCCTCAAATAGTAAGCACTCCACCACAACAATTACAAATCTCTGTAACAACAACAGGAAATCTAATACCTGTAGTTGCACCAGGTATATTCACTTTTATTTAATTTAATATATTTATATAAAAAGATTTCTATGAGTTTGAAAACAATGCTCGACAATTATTTGGGAAAGCCTGTTAGGTTTTCGGAACAAGATAATGGAGACGGTTCAAAAGAAGTTTGTGATTTGGACACAGGTGAATGTTATGTAGTTAGAGAAAGAGATGGTTTGATAGAAAGAGCAGGTCACCAACATCTGGCAAACAGAAGAGTGAAGGTAGAAACTGCTAGAGGAATTAAACAACTTTTAAACGGATAAAAATGGGTATAGATAAAAAAATTCTTAGTGAGATAGAAAGATATAATTCTATCGTAAGTTATATCAAAGAACAGACCGTTGAACCTCCACCACCCGACCCCGCAGCAGATGCTGCCGCAGCTTTGGGAGCAACACCGGGACTTCCTCCCGCAACTCCAGAAGTAGAAGGGGCGGATGTACCTAAGGGTATACCTACTCCCCAACCATTGGATGTTGAATCTGACCCAGACGTAGAAAAACTAGATGACAAAGGTAAATCCACAGAAAAAAAAGATGATGAGGGTGGAACTGAAGAATTAGAGATAACGGATTTAGTTGACGCTCAAAAAAATATCCAACAAAAACAAGACGAATACTTTGAAAACCTTTTTGGACAATTATCTAATTTAGAGAAAAGACTTGGTGAGATGGACCAAATTATGGGTAAGTTAAACTCTTTGGAAAGTAAATTAGAAAAATATAGGTCCAAGAGTCCTGAAGAAAAATTGAATTTGAGAGTTTATGATTCATACCCTTACAACCAAAGACTCTCTGATTTTTTTGATGACAAAAAAGAAGAAATGGAAAAAACGGGAAAAAATGAATATGTTTTGACTGACGACCAAGTTAGTGATATCAATGTGAACGATATAAAAAATTCATTCCAACCGAGTGGAGAGGACAGAGAAGATTTTAGATTTAAATAATAAAAAGGGACCGATTGGTCCCTTTTAAATTTGACATATAGGGAAATCCCAATTATATTTGCTAAACAATCTAAATTTTAAAAAAATGAGTAATGTATTAGACGCCGTATTGGCACAGTATGAAAAAAATCAAATGGGCGGGGCCCAATCGAAAATGTCGCAAGACGAAAGAATGAAAAAGTATTTCGCTTTAATCCTCGGTGATAAAGAGAAATCAGGTCAGAGAAGAGTAAGAATTCTTCCTACCACAGACGGTTCCTCACCATTCAAAGAGGCTTGGTATCACGAAATCCAAGTTGGGGGTCAATGGCAAAAGTTTTATGACCCAGGAAAAAATGACAACGAACGTTCACCTTTGAATGAAGTTTACGAAGAGTTGATGGCTACAGGTAAAGAATCCGATAAGGAACTTGCTAAGCAATACAAATCCCGTAAGTTCTATATTGTGAAAGTTATTGACCGTGACAACGAACAAGATGGACCAAAGTTTTGGAGATTCAAACACAATTACAAGAACGAGGGAATCCTTGATAAAATTATTCCAATTTGGAGAAACAAAGGAGATATCACTGACGCAGAAAAAGGTCGTGACCTCATTATTGAACTTGCTAAGTCCAAGACTCCAAAAGGAAAAGAATATACCACGGTTAGTGCAATTATGTACGATGACCCTACACCGGTTCATGCAGATAAAGACCAAGCTAAAGAGTGGGTAAATGACGAGCTTTCTTGGACAGATGTTTATAGTAAAAAACCTGTTGAATATTTAGAAGCAATTGCACAAGGAAAAACACCGAAGTGGGATAACGAAAAGGGTGGATATGTTTACGGTGACGATGAGGTTTCTGAAACTTCTATTGGTGGTTCTAAACAATCAAAAGTTGTTGACCCTCAAGCAGACGCTGAAGTTGACACTGATTTACCATTTTAATTCATAACAAAGGGCGGTCATGGCCGCCCTTAATTTTTTTATATGGGTTACAAAGTAAAAGAACATCCTGAAAAAATTTACGAAGCAGTTACATTCGAACTCAAATTGGAAGATGATAATGGAAAAGTCCTTCATTTGAGAAAATGGGAAGATGGTAACGGTGGTGGGTTTTACATCAACAAAAATGGGGGTTGGGAGGTTTATTTCCCTGAGGATGACCTATTAGATTTTATTGATTACAACTTAGACTTTTAATTATGGCTATAAAGAAAAACGAATTCAGTAACCTGAAGAAGAAATTTTCGACTTCAGCAAAATATAAACCCCAAAGATTTTTGGACCTTGGTGCAGATTTTTTAGACGCTGTTGGTTTACCTGGTCCTGCTATAGGACATATCAACATGTTCTTGGGTCACTCAGATACAGGGAAGACTACCGCAGCAATCAAGGCAGCTGTTGATGCTCAGAAAAAAGATATTCTACCTGTTTTTATTATCACAGAACAAAAATGGAGTTTTGAACATGCGAAACTCATGGGATTTCAGTGTGAAGAAGTTGTAGATACTGAAACAGGTGAAATGGATTGGGATGGACTCTTCCTTTTCAACAACAATTTCAGTTATATTGAACAAATTACAGATTATGTCAATCAACTTTTAGATGCCCAAGAAAAAGGGGAACTGAATTATAGTTTGTGTTTTATATGGGATTCAGTTGGTTCTGTTCCCTGTAAGATGACTTACGAAGGTAAAGGTGGTAAACAACACAACGCTTCAGTATTATCTGATAAAATAGGAATGGGTATCAACCAAAGAATTTCAGGCTCACGTAAAGCGGATACCGAATACGAAAATACTCTTATCATAATCAATCAACCGTGGGTTGAACTTCCCGATAATCCATTTGGTCAACCAAAAATTAAAGCCAAGGGTGGAGAATCAGTTTGGTTGAACTCTTCACTTGTTTTTCTTTTCGGAAATCAGAAAGGTGCTGGAACAACGAAGATAACAGCTACTAAAGATAAACGTAGTGTGAAGTTTGCGGTGAGAAGTAAGATATCGGTTATGAAAAATCATATCAATGGATTGGGATATGATGACGGAAGAATCATAGTTACACCACACGGATTTTTGGCGGGTAAAGATTCTACTGAAGAGAAGGCTTCAATTGAAGCGTATAAGAAAGAATATGCGGACTATTGGAAAGATATTATAGGTGCGGAAGGTGATTTTACACTTACAGAAGAAAAAGAAGATTGATTGTTCACCTTAAAAGGATTATGTGTCTAAAACATTATTAGTAGATGGTGACAACCTTTTCAAAATTGGTTTTCACGGAGTCAAAGAACTTTATAACGATGGTTCCCATATAGGGGGAGTTTATCATTTTATCAATACCATCAGGAAATTCCTCGAAGAACACAACCACGACAAGGTAATAGTATTTTGGGACGGTGATTCAAACTCTTCCGTGAGAAAAGGGTTGTATCCACAATATAAAGGAAATCGTCGGCAAGATATGAACGAATACAAATACGAATCCTACCTTCAACAAAAAGCTAGGGTAAAGATGTATTTGGAGGAGGTATTCGTACGACAGGTAGAAATGAAAGATAATGAGGCAGATGACCTAATTGCTTACTATTGTCAAATTGCGACCAATGAGGACATTATTATCTTTTCTGCGGATAAAGACCTAACCCAACTTATAAGCCAAAGAGTGACCATCTATTCCCCTGTGGCGAAGAGGTATTTTAAAAATGGGGATAAGGTAACAATCAATAAGGTCGACATCCCACATTATAATATTACTCTCACCAAAATTTTCACAGGAGATAAATCGGACAATATTGATGGTATTGAAGGTTTAGGGGAAAAGACTCTTGTTAAATTATTCCCTTTTATGCTTGAGAGACCATGCAGTATTGAAGAAATTTTGAGTTATGCACGAAATATAAAGCAAAAGAAATTACCTAAATCTTTGGAAAATATTTTGACTGGACGGACTAAAAGTGGTATACTTGGAGAAGAGTTTTACGTTGTGAATCAAAGGATTGTTGACCTTCATAATCCCCTCATAAATCAAGAAGGTAAACAACTTGTGGAACAAATTCATACCGATATTATGGACCCAACTGACCGAGGTTATAAAAATCTAATGAGGCTGATGATGGAAGACGGCCTATTCAAATACCTACCAAAAAACGATGAGGCGTGGGTAAACTTCCTAAAACCATTTATGAAACTAACAAGAAAAGAAAAACGAAACACAAAAAAATGAAAAACATGAAAGAACACGACAGCATCAAGATGGAATTTTTGTTGACCCTGAACGACAACATTGTTGTTCAAAGATTCTTCAACGTTAAAGGGTTTAACCCCGATGCAAAGAACTCCACAGAGTTTTATTATTTCATCAAATCATTGTCCGAAGAACTACAGTATTACCTAAAAATGAAGACGGTAATTTATATGATGGACAATATGGAGGCGATTATTCACGACCCAAAGATTATGGAGACATCCTTCACAGAAGGCCCTGAAAACTTTTATCTATCGGTGAAAGTTGGAGACCAGACAATTTGTCAGAGAATTTTCGATGGAAAAAAGTTTCCACCAAAAGTTCGTTACACGGTTGACGTAAGACCATATTTGAAGGATGTTCTTAAAGAACTGACTGACATTTTTTCAAATTCCGAATTATCTTACGAATATTGCGGAATTGATTTGAGAGATTGATATTTAAAATAAGAGGGGATATTTTCTTTGGCTATGAACAAAAACTTTGACTACTTAGGTAACACGTTTCAAATACAACTTATCAACCAACTAATAGAGGATAAAGATTTTGCATCCTCAATTGTCGACGTTCTTGAGCCATCGTATTTTGATAACAAATACTTCAAAATTATCATTCAGATGATTAAAGAATATCATCTGAAATATGAGGCTTCTCCCAATTTTGAAACAATCGAACAAATTGTTAGGGCTGAAGTAACGCAAGAATTAGTTGTCAAAATTGTATTAGATACTTTAAAACAAATCAAAGACGCACCCGTTGAAGGAGCTCAATTCGTTCAAGAGAAAGCTTTGAAATTCTGTAAACAACAGGAATTAAAAAAGGCTATGGATAGAGCCCAAAAAATAATTACTGAAGGAGACTTTGAATCTTACGATAAAGTTGAAGGGTTAGTTCGGGAGGCTTTACAAGTTGGAGAAATTGAAAAAAATGTCTCTGATATATTTTCAGGATTAGATACCGTTTTGGAGGATGATTACAGGCACCCTATACCAATGGGTATTACTGGAATTGATAGGTTATTGAAAGGTGGATTGGCTAAAGGTGAAATCGGAGTCATTCTTGCACCAACAGGTGTTGGTAAAACAACAATACTCACTAAAATAGCAAACACAGCATTCAATCATGGATATAACGTTCTTCAAATATTTTTTGAGGATAATCCTAAAATAATACAGAGAAAACATTTTACAATATGGACTGGTGTCGAACCTGATAATTTAGCGGCTAATAGAGAGAAAGTTATGGAGAAAATATCAGAGATTCAAGACACTATGAAGAACAAATTGATTCTCAAAAAGTTGGCATCAGATACAGTAACCATGGGTCAAATCAAGAACCAAGTTAGGAAAATGATTGCTGAGGGTAACAAGATAGATTTAATACTTTTGGATTATATTGATTGTGTTCTTCCTGAACAGAGTGCAAAAGACGAATGGAAAGCTGAGGGTTCTATTATGAGAGCATTCGAAGCCATGTGTCACGAATTGAACCTTGTCGGTTGGACAGCTACCCAAGGTAATAGAAGTTCAATTTCGTCTGAAGTTGTTACGACAGACCAAATGGGAGGTTCAATCAAAAAAGCACAAGTGGGTCACGTAATCATCACTGTCGCTAAAACCCTACAGCAGAAAGAGATGAATCTTGCGACAATTGCCATCACAAAATCTCGTCTTGGTAAAGACGGGGTTGTTTTTGAGAATTGTAAATTCAATAATGAATTACTCGAAATTGATACTGAATCGTCAATCACATTCTTAGGATTTGAAGAACAACAAGAAGAAAGAAAAAAAGACAGAGTCAAAGAATTATTGGAGAAAAGAAAACAACGTGAACAACAAAAAAGTACCTAATTAAATATCTACTTTTTTCAAAAAAAACTTATTTTTTTTTAATTAAATTTGTGGTCGGTTTACAGCCGACCATATATTTAATAAGAAAATCACCGATTTTTTAAATAAAATCATTTTACAAAAAAATTTTAAAAATGGACATTTCAAACAGAATTTTATCAGACATCACGGTGTACATGAAGTATGCTAAGTACATCCCTGAGCTGAAGAGAAGAGAGACATGGCAAGAGCTTGTAACAAGAAACATGGAGATGCATATCAAAAAGTATCCCAAATTAGAAAAAGAAATCCGCGAGAACTACATGTATGTTTACAGAAAACAGGTTCTACCATCAATGAGGTCAATGCAATTCGCAGGTAAACCTATCGAAATTTCACCAAACAGAATCTACAATTGTGCGTATGCTCCTGTAGACGATTGGAGAGTATTCTCTGAAATTATGTTCTTATTACTCGGAGGTACAGGTGTGGGGTACTCTGTTCAAAAACATCATGTTGATGTGCTTCCTGAAATAAGAAAACCAAATAAAGATAGGGGAAGAAGATGGTTAGTGGCTGACTCAATCGAAGGATGGGCCGATGCAGTCAAGGTGTTAGTAAAATCATATTTCTATGGGGGTTCTTACATCCAATTCGACTTCAGCGACATCAGACCAAAAGGGGCTCGATTAGTTACCTCAGGTGGAAAAGCTCCTGGACCTCAACCACTCAAAGAGTGCCTTATCAAACTTGAGGGTATTCTTGATTCAAAAAATGACGGAGATAGACTTAGACCGATTGAAGTTCACGACATGGTATGTCATATTGCTGATGCAGTTTTAGCGGGTGGTATCAGAAGGGCGGCTTTGATTTCTTTGTTCTCTGCAACAGATGAAGAAATGATTGGTTGTAAAACCGGTTCATGGTGGGAGCATAATCCTCAAAGAGGTAGAGCTAATAACTCGGCCGTATTACTTCGTCACAAGGTTACAAAAGAGTATTTTATGGACCTTTGGAAAAAAATTGAACTTAGTAAGGCGGGTGAACCAGGAATTTATTTGAGTAATGATAAAGATTGGGGAACCAATCCATGTTGTGAAATTGCTCTCAGACCATTCCAATTCTGTAATTTAACGGAGGTGAATGTATCAAATGTTGTATCACAAGAGGATTACGAGGACAGAGTAAAAGCTGCTTCGTTCATTGGAACACTCCAAGCAGGATATACTGACTTCCATTATTTGAGACCTATTTGGCAAAGAACGACTGAAAAAGACGCCCTCGTTGGTATTTCTATGACAGGTATTGGTTCAGGTGCGGTTTTAGGTTTGAATATGAAAGCAGCCGCAAAAGTTGTAAAAGAAGAAAACAAAAGAGTTGCTGACATCATTGGTATCAATCCTGCTGCAAGAACAACAACAGTTAAACCAGCGGGTACAACCTCTCTAACACTCGGTACGTCATCAGGTATCCACGCATGGCACAATGATTATTATGTACGAAGAGTAAGAGTCGGTAAAAACGAATCAATCTATTCTTATTTGAAAGACAATCATTCAGAATTAGTTGAAGATGAATACTTTAGACCTCACGACACAGCTGTTATTGGTATACCACAGAAAGCACCAGAAGGGTCAATTTTGAGAAACGAATCACCAATTCAACTGCTCGAAAGAGTTAAAAGAGTTCAACAAGAATGGATTAAACCAGGACACAGAAGTGGTTCAAACGCACATAATGTATCGGCAACAGTATCAATCAGAGAACATGAATGGCCCGCAGTTGGCGAATGGATGTGGGAAAATAAAGAATATTATAATGGTTTATCGGTTTTACCATATGACGGAGGAACTTACATTCAAGCACCATTTGAAGATTGTTCAAAAGAAAAATACGAAGAGTTGATGAAAACACTACATGATGTTGATTTATCCAAAATTGTAGAAATAGATGATAATACAGACTTATCTGGTGAGGCGGCATGTGCTGGTGGGGCTTGTGAGGTAAAATTTGTATGATGAAAAAACATTCAGAAAATAAAAGGGAGAAGCTAAAACTTCTCCCTTCTGATTTTTATGTGGAAAATGGTATGAAAGTTATGAAAGAAGAGTACCATATCAGAAGAGGATATTGTTGTGGTTCGGGATGTAGGTACTGTCCGTATTTTCCAAAAGGACAAAAAGGTAATACTTTAGTAAAAAAATAATCAAAGTATATTTATGGGATATGGCAGACGGAACAACCTATGGTATAAAATTCCCATTCAATGATTCTTTTAGAGGAGACTTTCTTGAATTAACTGAATATACGTCTCAACAGATAAGGGCAGATTTAATTCATCTTATTTTGACAAGGAAGGGGTCGCGTTACTATTTACCTGAATTTGGAACAAGAATATATGAATTTGTTTTTGAGCCTTTGGATGGTTTGACATTTCAAGCTATTGAGTCAGATATTAGAGATGCAATACAAAGATTTATGCCTAATTTATTGGTAAATCAGATTACGATTGAACCAGCGGATGAATCTATGGAAGTAAATAGGGAAATGGGACAAATTACTGCAGATGAAACTGCCAGACTTTATGATGTTTATAGATTACCAGGAAAAGGTACTTCAGAATATACTGCAAAAATAAAAATAGATTATTCGACAAATGCTCAAACATTTGCCGAAAGTGATTTTATAATTATCAATATTTAAAAATAATGGCTAACCGTCAAATATCATATACGTCAAGGGACTTTGCGTCAATTAGGGTTGAACTCCAAAACTATGTAAGAACTTATTACCCTGAACTGATTCAAGATTTCAACGACGCATCAGTATTTTCTGTTTTTTTGGACTTGAATGCTGCGGTAGCAGATAACTTACATTATCATATTGATAGGAGTATTCAAGAGACTGTTTTACAATATGCTCAACAAAAAACTTCAATATACAATATAGCTAGAACCTACGGTTTGAAAATTCCAGGTATGAGACCTTCAGTCTCATTGGTTGATTTTTCGATAACAGTTCCAGCATTTGGAGACAAAGAAGATGAAAGATACTTAGGCACATTGGTAAGAGGGTCACAAATCATAGGTTCGGGATTAGTCTTTGAGAATGTAGAGGACATAGATTTTTCATCACCTTATAATTCTCAAGGTTTCCCTAATAGAGTCAAAATACCAAATTTCAATACGAATGGAATTCTCATAAACTATACTATTACTAAAAGAGAAATAGTTGTAAACGGTATTACCAAAGTATTCAAAAGGGTAATTACACCAAGTGATGTTAAGCCATTCTTTGAATTGTTTTTACCTGAAAAAAATGTTTTAGGTATAACAAGCGTGCTTCTTAAAGATGGAACACAATACACTAACATTCCAACAACAGCCGAATTTCTTGGCGCAGCTAATAGATGGTACGAGGTTGATGCTCTTGCTGAAGATAGAGTGTTTGTAGAGGACCCAACCAAAGTCTCAGACCAACCAGGAATAAAAGTTGGAAGATATATACAAACTCAAAATAGATTTATGAGTGAGTATACTTCTGAAGGTTTTAAGAAGTTGACATTTGGTGGTGGTACTAATACGGCACAAGATGCACTGGACCAATTTACTACATTAGGCACCACGTTGAATATTCAAAAATATTCAAACAATATATCCTTAGGTGCCGCACTTAAACCGAATTCAACATTGTTTATTCAATACAGAGTTGGAGGAGGGTTGAATACCAATCTTGGTACAAATGTAATCAACCAAGTGGGCACTGTTTCATTTTTTGTAAACGGTCCGTCTGAAACAATCAATACTGCTGTAGTAAACTCTCTGAGATGTACAAACGTAACAGCGGCTATTGGAGGAGCTAACATGCCTAATGTGGATGAAATCCGTAATTATGTGTCATTCAATTTCTCAGCTCAGAAAAGAGCTGTGACCGTTCAGGATTATGAATCGATAATCAGAAATATGCCTTCCCAATTCGGAGCACCAGCAAAGGTTTCAATTACAGAAAACGATAATAAAATACTCATTCAAATTTTGTCTTATGACACTCAGGGAAAACTAACAAACATAGTTTCGAACACCCTGAAACAAAACATCGCAAATTATTTATCAAACTATAGGATGATGAATGATTACATATCAATTTTCAGTGCTGAGGTAATTGATTTGAGTGTAGATATATCAATTGTTTTAGACTCAGCACAGAATTCAGGACAGGTAATATCTTCGGTTATTGATAAAGTTTCTACATACTTCAATCCTCAGATAAGACAACTCGGTCAAAATGTATATTTGTCGGAATTGAGAAGTCAAATACAAAATACTAATGGTGTTTTGACTGTTGCAGGATTAGATATTTTCAACGAAGTTGGGGCACAATATTCCTCAGCAGAAACGTCTATGAGATATTCTGACCCTGAGACAAGACAAATTGAACCTGTTGATGATACTATTTTTGCACAACCCAACCAAGTTTATCAGATTAGATTCCCAAACAAGGATATCAGGGTATCAGTAAAGAATTTCCAAACAATTACATTCTCCTAACAAGTTTATTTTGAGTCAAGATGATGTATAATTAGATTGTGTGTTTTTTTAAAAATACCACAATAACTATTTATCATAAAAGTATTTGATGGGTCAATCTTATCGTATAAGGACCGAACTTGGTATTACTAAAACAATAAACGTAGAACTCACACAAGAGTTTGAGTTCTTAGAGATTCTTTCTCTCAAACTCCAACAACAAGATGTTTATTCGAGGTTGTGTGCAGACTATGGTGTTGTAGTCGGTAGGGTCACCGCGAATAATGGATTAGGTATTCCATATGCAAGGGTTGCGGTTTTTATACCCATAGAGCAGTTTGACCAATCTAATCCTATTATATCTTCAATATACCCTTATAATTCACCTAGTGATAGGAACGAAGATGGGTATAGATATAATCTTCTACCCTATGAGCCGTCATACACAGGACACGCCGCGACAGGTACTTTACCATCCAGATTGGATGTGCTTACGGGACAGACCGCAGTCGAAATTTTTGACAAATATTACAAACTCACTGCCAAGACAAATGACAGCGGGGACTACATGATTATGGGTGTTCCTCTTGGTGAGCAAACAATAGTAATGGATGTTGATTTATCAGACATCGGTGAATTTTCTCTTACCCCACAAGACCTAATAAGAATGGGCTTGGCAACAGAAGCTCAAGTGGCGGGGAATAGATTTAGAACCTCAGCTGATTTGAATTCATTACCACAAATAATAAATTTAACTAAGGTCGTTGAAGTCTCTCCATTATGGGGTGAACCCGCAGTTTGTCAAATCGCAATAAACAGAGTTGATTTTGATTTAAGAAATGAAGCAAATGTTGATATACAACCCACCGCGGTTTTCATGGGGTCAATATTTTCTACTTCTGAACAATATGCAATAAAAAGAAACTCAAGACCGAAAGATGATTTTGGAAACCTGTGTCAATTGGAAGCAGGACCAGGACAAATAATAGCAATAAGACAAACACTCCAAGTTGATTTGAGTGGAAATCCATTTTTAGAAAGATACGATATCGAAAAGAATGGTAATGTGATTGATGATAACGGTGCTTGGCTCATCGAGCTCCCGATGAATTTGGAGTACCTTGTTACAAATGAGTTTGGAGAAAGAATAATTTCATACGACCCAACTATTGGAATCCCAACTAAATCGAAATATAGGTTCAAAATTAAATGGCAACAATCTTCAAATGCTTCTGAACAGTACCGTAGAGCATATTATTTGATACCAAACGTTCGTGAGTTCGGTTGGCCAAATAATATACAAGACCCTAATCTGAGTGGAATTGCAAATCCGCAGTTAAATAGTTCATATTATTTTGGTTTGGATTGGAGTGGTTATACAAACGGTTTACAAGGACAACAGGCGGTGGATAAATTGGACCAAATAATAAATTGTGAAGATACTTTCTATGAATTTGAATACAATCGAGTTTATACTGTATCTGCACTTATAGACCAATATAAAGATGGTGCTAGGGGTAAATTTATAGGAGTTAAGGAAATTGATAATAATGCGTGTGAAGAAACTGTGAATAAATTTCCAGTAAATGAGGGATTTAGAAATTTCGACTTTTTGTTTTTTATTTATAGCATACTACTACAAGTTCTTCAAATAATTTCAATACCTCTTTTGATTGCATATCATTTGATTGCAGCGCTTTGGAATTTCATGGTGGATTTTAAAAATACTGTTTTGACTGTCCTTTATACTTTGGGTGGCGCTCTGATTGCAATTGGTCTCATAGAATTACTATTTGCAGGAACTCAGTTTTTTACGGGAGGTTCTTTTATTGTAATACAAAAGGCTACTAAATTTATTATACTCGGAGGAAAAATTTTGGGTTCGGCCATACTTCTCAACATACTTCTGAATAACTTGAAGAGGAGAAGCTTCAATCGTTTTTACTTACCAATACTTACCTATCCAGATTGTCAAACATGTTCTTGTGGAGAATCTTTTTCAGATTCTGATATTGGAGGAGATAAAAGTTCGCTTTTAACTCAATTCTCAGCAAGTTATTATTATTATGAAAAAATACTTCAGTCCTTAGCGTCGATTTATTCGAATGAGGACCAACAAATTGTTGCGCAGTCTTTCTCTCAAGCTATGGGTACGGTTGGCGGCGATGAGGCTAGTGATAGGTATAAAACAACCTTCCCCGAAGAAGTAACTTTGATAGATGGTAATGACAAATTCTTTTCCTATTCTCCTGACCTACCATTTGGTGAGAGAATAAATGTTTTCAACACCCGAAAAAAATTCTTCGATGGTCTGAATAAAATAAGTGTAAGTTTTGATTATCCATCAAATTCAGCATTACAACATTTTGACAACACCATAACGGTTGTAAGTCAAACAACCTTTGACAGTGGTTCACTTTTGACGTTCATTGACATTGCGCTCACTCAGGATGTAAATTTTACTACTACAGGGTCTACGGTCGCCTTTGGTTTTCCTAATGGAATTTCTGGAACTTCCATAAATCCTGGAGTTTCCCAATATCCTGTGGAATATGCAATT